GGAAAGGACTGATTTTATGGGAAGAACCTCTGCGCAGGAGCGCCGGGTCATGTCGGCCTTAGATAGCTGGCTCCGCAACGTGCAGGCCAGCGGCGCGGCGGAGCGCACCGTCACCGCCTACGCCGCCGTCACAAACAGTTTTTATTCCTTCCTCGTGGAAAGCGGCCTTTCCACCGAGGAACCCACTTTCACCACCATGCAAGCCTACCGGGATCACCTCTTTGACCGGGGCCTCTCCCCTGTCTCCGTCCGGTATCATCTGGTGGTCCTCCGCTCCTTCTTCACCTACGCCAGCTCCCCGGAACTGGGTGAGGATCGCTTTTATGAGCAAAACCCTGTTTCCCTCTACCTCATGCCCTCCCTCCGCAAATTGGGAAAGCGCCCCTATGACGTGCTGCTCACCGATGAGCAGGTCTGCAAGCTATGGAGGGATTCCCCCGTCCGCACCACCCATCCGGAGAACTGGCCTCGGAATTACGCCATCGTGATCTTGCTGCTGACCACCGAACTGCGCAACGCCGAACTGCGGGCCTTGACCCCGGCGGACATCGACTTGGAGGACGCCGACCTCCGCGTGGAACACGGCAAGGGCGATAAATTCCGGGTGGTGGACCTGCCCGACATCGCCGTGATCGCCCTCCGCCATTACCTCGCCAGCGGCATCCGCCCAGACGATCTTCCTGATACCGCCCCCCTGTTCGGCACCCTCCGTTCCGGCGAATGGAAGGCCGGCACAAAACAGTGGCTTTCGGAGCTGGTGGAGCGCCATGTCCACTCCGTCACCGGCGTTCCTGACATCCGCAGCCACGATCTCCGCCACGTCGGCTCCCGTTTGGATCTCAATTCTGGTATGCCCGAAAACGAACTGCAAGCCAAATTGGGCCATGCCAGCCCCATCACCACCCAGCGTTATTCCGGGCGGCTCATGGACCGTTCCGGGCGGAAAAGCGCCAAGAAGGTCTTTGCCGAACGGGACTTGCAAGCCAAGCGCAGCGCCGACAAGCTCACCGCCTTTTATGCCTGATCCCTCAACATTCACCCTGAAACCAAAACACACGTCCGTGCGTTCCAATCGCTCGGGCGTGTGTTTTTTTGTCTGCATAAGACCGCACAACTATAAAAAGAGCGCACGGTTAGTCCGTGCGCTCCATGTAAAGGGCCTCCGCCCTGCGCTGCGCCGCCATCAGGTCCGCTTTTAGGCGTTCCAGTTCTTCAATGGCTTCCGTAATGGCGTGAAACAGGCAGAGGTATTCCGGGTCCAGATGCTCCATATCGTCCCCTCCTTTCTGCGGCCAGTGTACCACAGCTGCTGTGTCGAAAAAACGGGAAATATGGCGGCACCGAAAACAACTCCCCCGGAATTGATCCGGTGGAGTTGTTTTGTGACACTTAAAAGCAGAAGGCAAAAGATATGCAATACACATCATTCGCACTGATGTAGTCGGCGAGGCCGCTGTTGCTGACCGCGCAGAAACTCGTGTAGTTGCCAATGCGTGGAGAGCGCTGCCACCAGTAGTTCGCGCTACCGTTGTAATTCTTCACCTTGCTGTTGCCTGCCTTATAGTAGGCGTATTGTGTGCCCTCGCCGCTTGCAGAATAGGTGATGTTACCAAAAATCTCGATCTCGCTCAGCAGGAATAGCTTGTCCGCCGTGGTGCTGATGGTGGTGCTCCGGTAACCCTCCGAGGTTAGCTTATTCACCTCTTGGATGCCGTTCTGTACCTCCGTTGGCATCAGCGCCAGAATGGCGGGCAGGTGCGTCTGCCGCATGTCACAGCTCGTCCAGCCGCCGCTGTTGGTGTTGCCACCGTTCATCATCTTTCTGTCCGCGTAGCAGTCATGCAGCTGGAAGGTCAGGGGAGCTTTCCCGGAGCCATCAGCATAATCGTCATGATTCTTGCCGATAATGTCGATAACGTAATCTGCCCCGTTAATCATCATGGCTTTCTGGTTCCCAACTACCCACGTCTCCGGCACTTGGTTCTTGTGGCAGGCTTTAATGATCGTAGCCCAATCGTTATCCGCGAAATTTGCGTTATACGTCACCGGTGCCTTCAGCGTCGGCACAATGCCGCTCATGATCACTCTGCCCATTATGCCACCTCCCCAGCGGTGAACGTCCCCGTCCCCGCGTTGCCGTAGAACTGCTTGCCTACAAGGTCATAAAGTCCCACCGCCCCGCTGGCGTTTTTGCAGGGCAGAAAGTCTCGGATTGGGCTATCTCCGCTGTATAACTGTGCGTAATACAGTTTTCCGGACAGCTGTTCAGCAATGGAACCGTTACGGTTGAGCGCCATCAACGTCATATTTGCAGGAACCGCAAAAGTTGCCGCTGTCGGTGTCCATATTTGTTCACCATTGACGGTCAGGCCGCTTTGGTTAAGCACAGCCTCGATTGGGTCTGTTCCGTTTAATGGAGCGTTCTGCATCGCCTGATCCCCAAATACGGCGGCATTGCACCAAAGACCGAAGCCGTTTGATTGCCAGTTCTGGTCACTGACTGCAACGCCACCCGATAACGTTTGCGTTGTCTGAAATTTTATTTTCAGAGTATATGTTTGATCCGGTTTGACACCGGTATCAATATATTGTGTCCCGCTGGATTGGATATACGCCAGTTTTGTGTATCCGGAAGGCAGGTGGATAGGTGCCGTATGCACCTCGCCCTTCCGCATCATCAAGCAATGGCCCATCACGCCACCCCCTTTAAAAGCATGGTGGTCTTGTCAAATAGTGCATTGCTGTAGAGAATGAGGGCAGGGCGGACGCCATACTGGTAAGTTGATCTGATAGTATTGCAGCCACCATTATTGTCAACGTACCACACGTTAGTTGTGCTTGCTCTGTATGTGTATGGAGAGCGAAGCCACCAAAAAGATGCCGAACCGTTTAGGTATGCAATACGTTTTGGGTCTGCACCAACAATCTGATCAAAGTAGTCCAATTTTGCGCCATCTCTTGGCAAATAATCTGCTCCCCCAATCCCAATCTCATAACCGGATAGTAGAAAGGCTTTTGCAGACAGTCCAGATGCACCGGAAGCAATTCCCGCACCGCTAGTCCCGTTCACATAGGGGATTTTAACCTGCTTAATAACAGTCTGTTCCATTCCTCCAAACAGGTTTAAAAATGTATCGTTGATGTAATTGTGGGCGGCAGATTCTTTGTAGCTATTGTTTTCGGAACTGTTATATGCAAGTAACTCACGTATATCCTTCCTCAGCAACCACGTCCCGTCACAGCTTGCGTCATACAAGCTGCTGTTTTCAGGGATGCCCTGATTGACCACCAAATAGTCCACAGCCGTGCCGCCCTCCATCAACTTCACCGTGGAACCCACTGGCAAAGTGCTTGCCAATATCCCGGTTGACGGGGCTTTTGCTCTGCACCCGCCAACCACCGTTACATGACCCATCAGCTCACCTCCGCAACAATGGGGATAGACACCGTGTTGGCATCACCGAAGATGGTAAACTTGATGCCGCCGTCATAGGTCTCTGCGTAGCCGTTGGTGATGCAGTTGAGATACTGATTTTCCGCCTCCACGAAGGCTGCGTAATCGTCGGAGGTCCCGCTGCCTGTGTAAACATGATCAACCATAGCGGTGCTCTGGGCTGTCACTCCGGCGATGGCAACGCTCTGCGTCTTGACACCGGTGTTGCTGTCCTCCACCCACGTGGTTCCGATGGTGGCGGTGTAGGTGGTGCTGCCCTTCCGCTGGTCAAGGGCTTCCAGCTCGTTTTCAATCTTGTTCAGATGCTCCGCGTCCAGCGCCGGGGCCTGACCGTTGACCCATGTGGTTTTTTCGTATGCCATTACATCCGCCCCCTCTCAGGAAAAGAAAGGGCCGTTTTTCCGCAACGATTCTTCTTCATAAAAGTTCCTCCTTTTGATCCGGTGCCCCGTTGGGGCTGCTTCACTGTTCAGGTGGGCCACCCCGTCACGGTGGCCGTGGGGAAATCCTGTACGGACACGGCGGAAATCTGCATGGGGCCGCCCCATGTCAGGGGCCTTGTGAACCCCTGCACCAGATGCCGCTCCACCGGAGACCCCGCCTTGTCGCTCCGCACAATGGAGATCAGTTCGTTCTCGTTCAGGTGCATGATCTGACTGCACGAAACCGAGACAGACTTTTGCAGTGCTGCGGACCGTTTCAATTTCCACACAGCCAAGTCCTCGCACTGTCTTTTCGTGGAATATCCCGCCGCCCGGAAGCGCACGGTTTTGCGCCCAATCCGACTTACATTCGTGCTGCTGGCCGGGTCCAAATTCTGCGCCCGCGCCGCCACCTGCGCGCTGTTGTTCACGGCTTCCCCGATCACGATGAAATCGTTGTACACCTCCGTGTTCTTCTCCGTGTACTCCGTTCCAAGCAGCTCCGCCTCGCTTTGGGAGAACTGCCACGCCAGAGGCTTGTCGCTGTCCAGAATGTCATCCTGAGAGGGGTCGATCCGCAGTGCGCCGGAGGCATCGTACCCGATCCACGCCGCCAGCATTTCCGCAAGGCCGAGGCACACGTCCGCATAGCTTCCGTTGTCACTGTCCACCCGCAGGGTGTAGGGTGCATCCGTCAGCTTGGCCGTGGTGCCGTTTGCCAGTTGCTGAGTCTTGCCGTTGTAGTATTCCGTGAATACCGGAGCCACATTGTCCACCAGATCCCCGTTCCCCCGGTCCAGCTTCAGCAGGGCTGCGATGGGGTCAAAGACGTTGGTTCCCGCCTTCACCTCGTAGGTGCTTTCCAGATAGCCGAAAAGCGTTCCGTCCAGGTCCGACCATTTATCCACCAGATTGTATTCCGCCGTCCGCTTGGCCGGTTCCAGCGTCTCCACAGGGTCCTTCACCAGAAAGACCCCCTGTTGGATGTAAAAGTCCGTGCCGTCACTGAGCACAAGGCCCTCGTCCAGTGCGATCCGGTTCCCGAACCACACCCGGTTGATGTTGTAATCGAACGTGCCGTCCAGATTCGCCAGCGTCACCGAGGCCGTCCTCCGCTGGCCGTTGTTCAAATTCACGGACAGACTTCCGTCCGCGATAAATGCCCCGGCAAAGCGCCCTGTGGGGTTGTTGTCCAGTGCGAAGGCCGTGGAACCGTCCGGTTGTAAAAACCGCAGACGGCACAGTTTGGTAAAAGGCCGGCGCAGCATCTTGCGGTAATCGTTCATCCGTTCCGCTTGGGTCATTTCTGCATCGCCTCCCTCTTATGCAAACAAAGCGTCGCCCGATGTGAGCAGGATACGCGCCCCGTCCGCGGAACCAATCTCCACCCATGGCAGCGTCACTGTCTGCACCTGCTGCCGGCTGCCGTCCATAGTGCTCATGGAAATGGCCCCGCCCGCCCTGATCTGCCACAAGTCTCCCCGCCGGTCTTTCAAAAACAGGGTATCCTGCGTGGTTGAGAGGGCGTACACGGCGTTCCGCACCTCGTTGGTATCCGTATACTCCCCACTTGTCAGAACGTGCCCTATGGCCGCTGAGAGCGCCCCGGAGCGGTAATCGCTGGGGGAACTCTGTACCGTAGGATACCGGGTGAAATTCCCCAGCACACCGGGGCTGTTGTTGTTGCTGATTTCCCCGCTGGCCACGTTCAGGCTGAACCGGAAGATCGCCGCCGGGTGATAGCCCCCATCTGCGTCCGTGGTGCATTGCAGAACCGTCCAGTCCCAGAAGATGGGCGTCACCGCGTCGGAGATCATGGCGTTGGTCACGATGACCTCCTGCCCGTCCGCCGTCTGCCCCAGTCCGAACATATAGTAGCGGTACGTCTCCTGCGATACCGCCTTGCAGTCCAGAATGGCCCGCTCCGAAAGGGGCGTCTGCGCCACCGGTTCCAGCGTTGCTTCCCCCTCGTGGTAGCGGTAAATGGCAAAGCCCGTCAGCGTTCCGCTGAAGGCCAGATTTCCCGCCTGCAGGCCGCCTCCGGCGAAATCCGTCTGGAACAGTGTGTTCCCGGAAAACGCCCCCGGCGTCCAGCCGTCCTGGTTCAGAATCTGGTCCAACACACTGGCTTCCAGAACCTCACCCGTCACCCACAGATAGTCACAGGTTTGGACGCCGCCCAGCGTCAAAGAGGTAATGGATCGCCCCGCCAGCTTTACCTCGCTGCTGAAAAGGTTGCCGGACTGAGTACCCTTGGAGGGATACAGCTCCGGTCCGGGGTACAGGGTCACGGCGGGATACAATGCGTTGATCCACGTCACCTGCCGGAGATAGATTTGTCCGCCGGTGATCACCAGCGTCCATTCGTCCGCCGCCGTTACGCCGCGCAGGGCGTCCTTCCAGACCTCCCCGCCATCTACCGTCATAGAAACGCCGGACTTCCCCAGCGTCACGATGGCAGCGCCCCCATTCAACCCCACCGTCAGGATGGGGTTGTCGCGGGTCACGTCCACCGTCCCGCTCCACACCAAGCTCCACGGCTGAGCATAGTTCATCGGCTGCCCCGTCACCTTGTCCCAGATCACGGTCCCATCCGCTCCCAATACCAGCTTTCCGTTTTGGACGCGGTTTTCTCCTGCCGCCGTGCCCTGCACATCGTACAGCCCCGGCCATGTCACCCGGATACCGGACTTTTTGCAGTTGGGACAGGCCACCACCGCGTCGGTGGGGGTGGCGGTAGCGTAGGCCACCCGGAAATCCACCCATCCGGTGTCCGCCTGTACGCCGTTTTCCGTCTGCACCTGGCAGCGGACGGCGTAATCCGTGTCGGAAAACAGGCCGTCATACTCCATCCGCAGCTCCGCCGTGCCATAAATGCGCCCACTGTCATAGAGCGCCGTATCGCTGCCTTTTGCCCGGAGCATCCACCGCACCCAGTTCAGCGTGTCCCCCTGCGCCTGCGTATAGGTCGCCGTAAAGGCGTACTTCCGCACCGCCAGCGGCGAGGGGATGGCGGCCACGGTCAGTACCGGGTCCGCCCTCGTCAGAAAGACCGATGCGCTCCGCTGGGTCACGCTCTCTGCATCGGTCTCCCCCCACCACTGCTTGATGATCAGCTTGTACTGCTGCCCGTTCCCCATATTCGCCCCGCTCAATGCGTCAGCCGGAATGGTGTGGGTAAACAGCACGGTGTTTCCGGCGTAGTCGATCCCATAGAAGGGACATCCCTCCGTCAGCTTCCCCGTGGTGTACACCTGTGTGGACGCCGCATCGTTTTTGCAGATCGTCAGGGAAAACGCGGTCATAGCGGAGTTGCCGTTCACCTGCCAGCTCACCGCCAGCGGCTTTGTAATGTCAACCGTGCCGTTTCCCAGTTCCCCAAGGGACGATGGATAAATATTCGTTGGTTGGAATAATGCCATGCGCCCGCCTCCCTTAATGTTTGTAGAGGCCCAAGTTCCCGGCCCCGTGGTTCAATGCCTGCATGACCTGCGCAACGGTCAGGCGGTTGGCCGCCTCCGCCCCGATCTGAACGCCGTTCACGCTGTAGCTGTCTCCGTAGTGGTCATAGCTGGTCCGGCTCATCACCGTTTTCCCCGGCATGGTGCCGCCGCGCTCCACCGCGCCGTACAGCCACCCAAGCTCGCTCATCCGCTTTTGGAAAGTGCTGTCCGCGCTGGGTTCCAGCATCTTCTCCGCCAGCAGCGGGGGGATCACGATTTCGTCCTGACTGGTGGCCTTGATGCCCCCCAGTCCCCGCAGGATACCGCCGGAGTCGAACTTCTTGTACGGGTCCTTTCCACCGTACTTATCGTTGATCTTGTTCTGCCGTTCTTCTTTTAGTTTGTCGATGGTGGCCTGACTGGCTCCGCTCTTCTCCGCGTTCTTGATGGCCAGAGAGTAGTCCACGTTGCTGTCATAGCCGTTGCCGCCGGACGAACCGGACGAACCGCCCTTTGAAGAACTTCCCCCGGAGCTGCTTCCGCCCCTGTCGGGGTCTTGCCCCCCGTACATGGCGTTGATCTTGTTCTGCCGCTCTGTCTCTAACTGCTTGATCAGCCCTTCCCCGGCCCCGGACTCCTTGGCCTGCTTGATGGCAAGAGTGTAGTCCACGTTCTTATCAAAGCCCGCGTAGTACATATCGTTGCCATCCGCATCCACCTTGGGATACAGCCCGGAGAGGTCCGCTCTGGCTGCTCCCTGATGCACGTTGATGGCGCTCTTGGCGTAGCCGTTCTCGTCATAAGTGATTACATACCCGTTTTTCTCAACGGTTCTGCCCGCAAGTTTCTGGTCCCGGCTCATGTCCGCGCCGGTGTAGGAACCCTTCACGCCCTTGCCGTAAGGCGTGGTATCCCGGTAGTTCAGGTTGGCGTCGCTGCCGTCCGCCAACTTCCAGCCGGAGGACCCGGAAGGAATGAACCCTTCGTTCATCTCCGTCTGCGTCCAGCCGCCGCCCGGATTCTTCGTGTAGTCGAAGTGGTAGCCTCCGGTCGCCCCGGCCGCGCCCATCATCCCCGGTAGCATCGTCTGTCCGGGGAGCATAATCCCATTCATAGCCCCGGCAATGTACTGGTTCAGTTTGCCCAGCAGGTTGTTGACCTCCTCCACATGCTGACGCATCTTGGGTGTTCCGTTTCTGGCAATGTCGCTGAGAATATCGTCAATGGTCCGGGTAGGTTCCTGCAGGCTGTCCGTGATCCGCTTCCACTCGGCTTTCAGGGTGTCATAGGTTTCCTCGATGAGCTTTTTCTTGGCTTCCAGTTCGTCGATTTCCCGCTGAAGGGCCAACTCCCGCTCATACTCCGCCAAGTCCTCCTTGGCCTTTTCATAGGCGTCCTGTGCGGACTTCACGGACGAGGCGTTGGCTTCCCACTCCCACTGTCCGGTTGCGGCATTGAATACCCGCACCGTCCGTTCCTTCTGGGCTTCCAGCAAGGCGTTCTGCTTTTCCAGCACCGCCGCCTTCAGCTGTTCCAGTTTCAGGGCTTCGTCCTCGGCCTGCTTGGCGTCCTTCAGCGCCGCGATCTGCTTGTCAATGGCGGCTGTCTGCTTGTCCCGTGCTTCCTCCGCCTCTTCCAGCTTTTTGTTAACGGCATCTTCCAGTTCGTCCCAAAGATCCTCCTGCAGCTCCTTGATCTGCTTGGTGATCTTCCAGTGCTCCGTGGACAGGGCGTTGATGTCCGCCTGACTGGCCCCGATCCGCCGCATATACTCCGCCTGTGCGTGGAGCGCCGCTTGGATCTGCCGCATCTTGTCGATCTGGTCCGCCGTGCTGTCCCCACGCTCCTGCATGAGGGAAAGCTCCGACTTCCGCAGGGATACGATGTCCTTCAGCCGTTCCAGCTCCGCGTCCTTAGTGGATTTCCCTGTGGACGATGTGGTGGGGGACGTATCCACTTTGGAGGTGGTATCCACCGTCCCGCTGTCCCGCCCGGTGTCCGTAAACATGGACTTGTAGATCCGGTTCAGAACGATGGCACGGGCTTCGTCATAGGTCTTGGCCTTTCCGGTCTGCAACAGGCCCTTGATGGTCCGCTCTACATCCTGCGTCTTGGCGGCACCGATCATGCCCACGGAATAGGCGGCCGCCCCGGCCTCGGTGGCCAGCTGCCGCAGCGCCCCGATCTGCTGACTCAGGTCCAGCTTTTTCTCGTTCAGAACGATCATCCGCTTTACCAGATTGTAAATCTGGTCCCCGGTTTTCCCGGCTTGCTTTTGTTCGCGAATCAAGTCGTTTACATAGTATGTAATGCGGTTTGATGCTTCGTCATACGCTTTATTCAGTTTGTCAAGTGCGGCCTTTGCCTCTGTATTCTTATCACCAAGCACATCATGAGCTTGTGCAAACCGGGCAAGTCCCGTGGTAACGGAATCGTATTCTTTCTGAAGGTCTCCAAGGTCTCCCCGGTTCTCTTTCAGCTTTTCAGAAAGTGACGATGCTTGTGCAATCAGAGATGTTTCGTAGGTTGCTCCGGTCTGATATGCTTTTTTCTCTGTTTCTTCAAACTGGACGCCCAGCGCCTCCAATTCCTTCCGGGACTTTTCCGCCGCTCCCGGAATGTACTGGTCCAGGTATGCGGTCAGTTCCGCATAGCTCTTAAAAGTCCGCCCAGTAAGACCCAGCGCCTCCGCACCGCCCCGACTCTCCCCCATAGAGGTCAGGTGATATACCGTCTCCCCGGTTCCTACATACCCTCCGGCGCTTTTCAGGGTGCGCTTGGCCTGTCTCTCTTCCAGTTTTTTGAGTTTTTCAATCTGCCGTTCCAGTTCGGCGTTTTCCTGTTCCAACGCCGCCTTTTCATTCAGAATTTCCGGAGTTTTTTCGTTCCAGCCAAGCTCATTGATCTCGGTGAGCCGCCGCCGATTTTCCTCCAACTTTTCTGTGTTGTCGGAAATGTCGGTGTTCAGTTCGTCAAGGCTTTTCCGGTAGTCCTCCGTGGCATTCCACAAAAATTCAAACGCCGCCACCGTCGCGCCGATGGCAAGAATCCACGGGTTCATGGTGATCCCAGCCGCCGACAGTTTTGTAAACGCCGCCGTCGCGCCCTTGGCCGCCGCCTGAATACCGATCAGCCCCAGCGACACCGCTCCGGCAGTCACCGCCGCGTGCCCAAGGTCCGTGTTCAGGGATTCTACCGCGCCGATCAGAACGTCCAGTCCGCCCTTAACGGCGTCGGTGCTCACCATGCTCTGGATGAACTCCGTCCATTCGTTTTTCAGAATGTTGGTCTTGCGGGTCCAGCTGTCCAGCGCGTTTTCAATTTCCTTGTCCGCGCTGCCTACGGCGTTGGCGTAGTCTTTCAGCATGGACTGGTACATATCCCAGTTCTGGATCAGAGCCAGCAGCTGGCTCGTCCGCAGCTTGCCGCCGATGTCGCTGACCATCTCCATTAGCTTCTGTTCGGTCAGCAGCCCGTCCTTCATGCTCTGGGCAAGGCCCCCGATGGCCTCCATGGGGTCAATGACCTCGCCGGTGGCCTTCGCCGCTTCATACGCAGCCGGGGCGTACTCCCGGATCACGTCCTTCAACCCGGCGATTTCTCCGGTGGTCCACGTCACGCCCTCGTCGATCTCGGTTTTCGTGTCCCCCACGATGTTCAGCACCAAGGCCCGGAAGGCTCTTGCCGCTTCGCTGCCGCTCCGCTGGGTCACGGCGGTGATCGTACCGATGGCCGCCGTCAGTTCATCGATCCCCACATGGGCCTGTGCCGCCACGGGAGCCACGGTCCCCAAGCCTTCCGCCAGCTTCTCAATGCTGGTGGCGTACTTGTTGTCGATCTCGTTGGCGCCGTCCAGCACCTTGGTCAATGCGTCAATATCGCCCTTGTACTGATACGCCGCATCCACGGACAGCAGGAATTGCTGGGCCGTTTCCGCGCTGGTGTCGCCCACCAGTTTTGTCTTGGTGGCCAGCTCCGCCAGTGCGTCCGCCTGTTCGCCGTAACCGGCACGGGCAAACGCTGCCACAGAGTTCAGATATTCGTCCGCCGCCTCGCCGTAGGCCGATGCCATCTCATAGGCCCGGTCCCGCAGTTCCTCCATCTGCTCCGCTGTAAAGCCAGTTACCTTGCGGACCGTCACCATCTCATCGTCCACGGCCTTCATGGTGGAAATGGCGTCCCGGAATGCCCCAATGGTCTTGGAGACGATGGTGCCCATCACCTGCCATTGCAGCATTTTCAGGTAGACGTTGGTAAAGCTGTCCCCTAACAGGTTGGTTTCCTCGGTCATCTCCTTCGTGCCCTTCTGGACCTTATCGGAGGTGTTCAAAAACGCTTCTCCAAACGCCGTGGCACCGTCCGCCGCACTCTTGCTTGCCGTAGAAATCCCTGTTAGCGCTTCAGCTTGCTTTTGAATTGCCGTTGGGTTAGTGGAAATTTTCTGTAAGTTCCCCGCCAGCTTCCCGGCGGCATTGGCTGCGCCGTTCAGACCCTGCGCCGTGCCGTTCAGATTCACCTTCGTGGAGGAAACCGACGCTACCTCCTGCTTCAGCTTTGCGATCTCCGCCCGGACCTCTGTAAAATCGGGTACGCCCTTAAAGATAATTTTTGCCATGCTTCACCGCCCTGCCTTTACTTCAATATCCTTCGTCACCCTCCCGGCCCGTGTAGCCGTTGGCTTCGATCTGTAATTCTGCGTCCTGTTGGTTCATGGCCCGTACCAGCGTTTCCTCCGCCCGTCCGCCTTCTACCAGTTCCGTGACAAAATTTTCAAAAAACGGTCTGGCCGGTGGCCTCCGGGTCCAGTCATAGGGCGGGTCCAGATGTTCAATGCGCCCGATCAGTGCGTCTCCGTTCAGCGGGTTTTCCACCTGTTCGCTCTCGCCGCTGGGCTGGTAGTCCATGGAAACGCTGTCCTCTGTCACCGCAAACTCCGTGTTGCCGTCGATGTCGGCCAAGCCGCCGTATTCTCCCCGCCGGATATATTCCTTTGGGTCGAATTTTTCGTATACGTCGCCCTGCACGTGCTCAAAAAGGCATTGGGACAGATCCTCCCGCAGCGTGGGCATGGCCCCCGCCAGCGCCGCCTTGAACCGCTGTTCCAGTGCCGCCATGTCCTCGTCCAGCCCTGTGATCCTGGCAGATGCGCTCCCGCTCATATCCCCGCTCCTTTCCATCATTTTCGTGACCTCACGAAAATGATCCCAAGCATACGCCAAAGCATGAGATCCTCATGCTCTCCCGTCCGCCGGGGATCAAAAAGCGGGGCCGACCGCCGGGTTTCCCCGGCAGTCAGCCCCGCTCGGCTCATCCTATCCAACGCTTAGGATAAGGCGTTTTTGGTGTGTCCCTTACTCGGCGGTGACTTCCAGAACCGCCTGCGCAGTGTACTTGGCAGCACCCTCGGCGGGATACTGGATGGCGATGCTCCCGGTGCCCTGCGTGCTCCCGGCGGTCACAATGCCGTCCTTGGAGACCGTGGTTCCGGTAGCAGTCCCGGCGGTCACGGTGTACTTCAGCAGGCTTGCGGGAGAGGGCGTCACCAGTTCCCCGTTTTTCATAACCAGTTTGGCATTCACGGGGGCAGTGCCACTGGCGGCCACGCTCACCACGCCGCCGATCACAGCGATCCCGGCCACCTCGTCGCTCTCCTCGTCGGGAACCAGCACCATGTAGGCGGAAGTGCCCATGCCGCCGCAGGCGTCGCACTCGGCGGAGATCACGTCGGCGTCCTCATTGATAGCGCGGCCGGTGATGGTGGTGGTATCGTAGTTGGACTGGTCGCCGGTGGTGTTGGCCCCTTCGGGGTTCAGATACAGGCGGGGCACGATCAGGTAGGCCCAGCCCCAGCGGGTGCCCTTGTTCTTGCCGGACACGTTCTGGTATACGGCGATCTGCGCGGTGAAGTGTACGATGCGGCCATTAAAGGCGCTGTGCACCACGCCCACCTGAGCCGCGGGCTTCCGGGCGAAGTACCACACCTTGTAGCTCTTGCCGCTCTCAGCGGTGAAGCCGGTAATGGCACCGGTGGCAGGGTCGATGGGATAGGGAACGCCGCCCACAGAGTAGGAGGAAGCCGCGCCCACCTCCTGCACGTAGCAGAAAATGGAGGAATAGCCGTACTGGGCCACAGGCACCAGCTTACTCACGTCGGCCTTCAGGGAAGTGCCCGTGGCCTCCACCGTCTGACAGACGGGAGAAACGGCGTTGTAGCTCACGGTGCCGCCCACAGCCATCATCTTGCTCATCAGGTCGAAGTCCGCGCGGGTGAAGTTCACCTGCGTATCGCTGTCGCTGGCAACAATCGTGGCAACGCCGTTGCCAAGGCCCGCTCGCAGAGGGTCGATGTTGCCGGAGAACTGGATGTTACCGGTGGAGAACTTGTCGCTCTGGCTCAGAACCTCGCCGGTAACAGGGTCCTGAAGCTGTGCGGAGCAAATGCCCTTAGGGTAGAGTCTCTTGTCAGTAAAAGTGATCATGTCTGTTCACACTCCTTTTAAGTTTGTTCCTTGTTGTTGGTAAATTGGCTCAGCGGGGTCATGTCTCCCGCGTCGTCCCGCTCCCGGTCATAGAAAAGGTGGGGTACAGGGTTCCCGCCCTTCCACTTCACGCCGTTGCCCTCCGAAATGCCGCAGATCAGATAATCTGCCGCCCGCTGGATGGCTTCCTGACGCCGTTTTAGCTTCAGCAGGGGCCATTCGTCCATCTCTGTTTCCTCACAGCCCGTAAACAGGGCGATGGAGGAAAGCAGACCGGCCGGGTCCCGGCGCAGTTTCGGCCCGTTTCTCCGGGCCAGCTCCGCCTCCGCCTCCAACAGGTCCGGGTTGGCGTCCTCATCCGTCAGCTCAATGCCGTTCTGATAGGCCAGAATAGCCCTGAGCCTCTGGAATTGTACCGGGGTAATGGTGATTTCTTCCTCGCCGTTCCATGTAAAGCATATCCCCTTTAAATCCATTGTGTTTTCAGGAGAAAGTTTCACATGAAACAGGCGGATGCGGTCCGAAAGGCTCCGGCCCTCCCCCAGCCGCAGCGCCAGCGCCAAAAACGCCAGTGCCCGGTTGAAAAGACCCACCGGTTCTTCCCCCCGCTCCATACTTTCCAGATCCATGACCCAATAGGCTGTCAGCAGAGGCATGACTGCATAGCGCACAGGGAGCGCCTGCTGGATCACGTCAATGGCGGGTCTCGCCCGCTCAAATTCCTCCTGCTCACATACCCGGATGGGCCATAGGGTCAGTCCGGCGGTTTCTACGGGTTCGTAGCGGTCCGCCGCCCGCTTGATATTCCGTGAGAGTTCCATCCTTTTAATTCATCCTCTCCAATATCTGAAATCAAATGGCAATGCCCGCGCTGGCAAACAGCGCCGCAATACAGGCCCCGGCGATCAGCCAGATCACCTTGTCCACGAGACTGTCCCACCGTTTGGCGGACTTCCCTTCCATCTCCGTCATCTTTTCATCGATTCGGCTCACTTTGGTCCCCATTTCTTCCTGCTTGGTCGCCATTACCTCTACGCTGGCAGTCAGCTTGAGCAGCGCCTGCTGATCCCGCTCCACATCGGCCATGCGGTGTTTCAGGGACTTGATCTCGTGCTCGTGGCCCTCTATCTTTACGGCTGCTTCTTCCATGTTCATGGTGGCTGTCCTCCCGTTGTGAATTTAGTAGTCCTCAATGGTATCCCCCATGGCGGCTTCGCTTTCCGCCCAATGTATGCTCATTTTCAGTTCCCGGCCTACCACCGTGCCCGTCTGGTCATATACCGGGCGGCTTCCGTTGTCCGCGTGTGCGGCACGGGAGAAATCGCACACGCCGATCCCCGCCAGATTCACCCCGTTCAGCGCTTCGATAATGCACTGCTCCATATCGTAGGATCGGGCGTATGCCTCCGTTTTGGTAGTAGTCTCTTGGTTCACGTTGCAGGAAATCACAAACGTGATCCCGATCCGCGCGTCAAAGGGCGTCTGTGAAAAAATGCGGCCCAAATAACATTTGATCGTGCTTTTCGCCTCCGTCTGGGCTTCTCCCCAGAACTTCTGAGCGTAAAGGCGATACCCTTTTGGGTGCTTGCGGCGCTGGGTGTTGCTGTCTACCACAGGCTCGTTCCCGTCAAAAAGAAGGCTCTGCTTCTCCTTGGCCGTAGGCAGCCGCTCTCCCAGTGGCTTGGCCCCGTCATGCCATAGATATTTCATCAGCCGGACGCGGGGGCGGGTGTTGTCATCCACCGGCTCGTAGCCGTCCGGCAGCGGCAGGTCCATCAGATAGGTCAACAGCTTGTGGGGGATCTCCTCCGCCCCACGGAAGGTCAGAAACCCGCTTTGGACTCGCTCAAATGGATAGGTGGGGCTGTGGAAGGCCGGGTTCATTGTGCGCCGCCCTTCCGCTGCTGAAAGGCCGCGTCAAAGGCGCTCCGGGCCTCCTTCAGATCGTCCAGCGTCTTTTGCACCGCCTCCGGCGTCATGCTCTGCGCCGCAAGGTCCTGAAACCGGCTCACGGGATCGTTCATGGCTTGCAGCATCCCGTAAATCTCCGTTTTCAGCATCTTTTCCAGATCACGGTAGTCCGCCAGCAGGTCAAAGGCTTTGTCCCGCAGCTCCGGCCCTTTCCCCTTCATGCGGTCGATTTGGTTAAAAATGTGACCTCCGGCCCAGCGGTCGTAGTCGTCGGCGGACATGAGGTAGGTTTCTCCCTCCACCGGCTCAAAGTCCTCTCCCAGATACAGCTTTACAAAGCCGCCCATGAGATACCGGCTCCGCCGTTCCACATTCTCCTTGAAGTAGGGAAGCACCTGTCCCCCCTCCACCCGGACCTCCATCCGGTCAAAGCACCGTCCGGCGCACTCCGCCGCAAACGCCGCCTTTTCCATCAGGGGTACATAGTCTCTGGCTGCCAGCAGCCCTTCCTCCGTCAGCTTTTTCCATTCCATATACGTCATTCCTTTCAGATTTTTTGGAATTTCTCACGGTTGCTTCCTCGCAGGGGACACAAGGCCGCCTGCGGTGTGTTCTCCCATTGCCCGGTCACGCCGCACAAATGCTGGTGCCCGCAGATGGGGAATTTCTGCCCCGGCTGCATCTCGCACAGCAAACTCACCGTTCCGGGCCGCTTGTAAGCGTATGGACACTTCTCTGCCATCTCACAAGCCCTCCAATTCGATCTCCGCGCTGACGCTTTCACCCTCGCACTTGGCCGTTACCGTCAGCGGTTTTGGGCTGTTCCCCCAGCACCTTACTGTCAACCGGTTTCCATTGACACTCACGCTGTAAGAACCCTCTGCGGCTCCCTCATAGGTCCACTCTACCGCCGCGTCCTGTCGAACGCCGCCGATAAACAGCGCTGCCTCCAAGGTTTCCACATCGTAGGGGGCCATGTAGCGGGGAACCTCGTTCAAAAACTTCACCGATGGCGTTTTCTCGCCGGACGCCTCTACCGTCACCGCAAATCGTCCTTTATAGGCCGGGTTCTGTTTCAGAGCGGCGATAATCTGGCAAGTGCCCTCGGCGACCGCCGTCACTTTTCCGTCCGCGTCCACCGTGGCCACGTTGGGATCGTCCGACCGCCACACATAATTGATCGGGTGTTCTGCGGTGCTCTCCACATCCGTCCCGTTTCGCTGAGATCGTGCCGTAAAGAAAACGGTATCCCCCGCCGTCATCCGGGGACTTCCGGCAACAAATACCGCCCAGGAGAAGTTCTTCCCGCCTGCCACTTTCGCCTCCATATCGTCGATCTCATGGTTCGGCTCCTGCATCCGGGCGTTGAAATACAGCAGGTGTGTGCTCTCATCGTCCCCGGTAAACTCCTGTGTAATGTCAGAATATCCGGTGATCTGATAGGCCCGCCGCCCTAAGATCAGGCGGCTGTTCTGGTCCAGCTGCTCTGTGTTGGCGTTGCGCTGGCAGATGATGTTGAAATAGCCCTGCATGATGAGGGTCATTTCCTGGAAGTCGTTGGCCGTGGCCTGTGCCAAGGACTTTTCCACAAGGATCGGTTCTTCCCGGATGTTTCCGTACCAATCCAGAAACCGCCATACAGCGTTGCACCGCCGCATGATCCCGGTCCCTATTGCGCTGGACAGGTTGGAGGGGTTCGTCACCAGCCAGTAGGAACCCATGGTCTCCACCTTGGCTCCCTCCGGGATGTAGTCCACCCCGGCATCCGCCACCAGAAATGCCTTCTGATCATCGGTTTTCCGGGTAAGGCTGACGCCCTGCTTGGTGGTGTCGGAAAGGCGGATGTGCTTTGTGCTCCACCGGTAGAAGTCACCGGGAACCAAGCCCTGCATCCGGGCCGTCACAAAGTCCGTAGCGTAAGGAGCCATTTCCTCCACAAACCGAGCCGTGGCATCCGCAAAATATTGCCGCTTCCGGTCCCGGTATTGAGCCGGAGCGTTGGTCGCCCTGCCGTTCCCGCCGCCCAAAAGGCCAATGTTTTTCATGCCGTGCTTGGCGTCCGCCATGTGGTCCCCTCCTTTCAGATCAGCTCCATCTGCCGTGCCGACCGGTGGAACGCCGTTGCGTACAGGCAGTCCTGCTCATACTTCCGCAATTCCTGATTCAACAGCCCCCGGTTTTGCAGTTTTTTCTTGCTGCCCTTTTCCATGTACTGCGGCTCGTTAGGTGGGTTAAAGCTCCGGTCATGATCCTTGGGCGCGTCGCTGAGCCAGTTGCGGAAAAACCGCTCGTCCCATACGGAGGCTACGCACAATCCCAACAGCCGCTTCTGCTCCGCTGTCAGGTCATGGGCAAAGGCCCCGTCGGTGTAAAAGTCCATTTCGTACTGCAATCCCGCGTCCATCTGGGGAGGAAAGGTCACGGTCCCGGTCTCCGGGTCATACACCGCCTCTCCATACGGTACTAAGAGTACGGACCCGTCCGGCTGCTCCGCCCGCTGTGCGCAGGAGAATAATTCGTAGCCGGTCATCCCAGTCTCTACCTTCGTTTCTTTCGCAATGCTTTCCAAGGTGGAGACCCATGCGCTGTCCCCGTAGGCGGGTTCCGTCAGTCCCTCCTTCAGGTAATCCACCATCTCAGGGGGACGGTTGAATACCGGGATCGCGTTTTTCATGTACAGGCTCATCCGCCGAAGGAACCGCACAGGGCTTTCCGCCGCCTGATCCGTCAGTCTCACGTCATCAATAAAAACCATGGCATGGTCCGAAATGATCTCGCTCCAACTCGTTCCCATAGCCGCCCTCCTTTTTGGACTGTTTTTATATGTTCTCCGTCCTGTCTGTTTTTCTTCGGAACGGTCATGTTCTGTTTTAATATTGCCCCATGCCGCCGCATTCCCAGTGGCATGGGGCTTTTTGCCTGTTTTCTCTCAGCCGGTCCAGTCGGCCTTGGTCTCCCGCACGTCGATGTGGGTAAAGCCCTGCTTACTGTAAATGCCCACGCCGCCCCAGTCAGGCATCAGCTGTCTGGCATAGGCCGCCACCTGTTCCGGCTTCTGTCCTTCCACGGAAATGTCGGCTGCGGTGCCGTAACAGTGCTGGCTGTCCGTCACGCCGCCCGCCTTGGCGTTGTACTGGGGTGTCCGGTATCCGCTGTTGATCCGCACAGCGGAACCGAAATGTGTGCGGATGGATTCCAGCACCATCACAAGGCGGGGCGCCACCAGAACGGCGTCGCTGCCGTCCCTGCAGGCAAACTCCTTGACCTTGAAGTGGGCGGAAAGACGCTTGTTTCCGTCCTTGGCCTTGGAGTATCCGTTGATTCCAACCATGCTCATCACCTCATTTTGTATAATGCACGAACCATCTCTGCCCGTGTCACCGTCTCCCCCGCATTGCTGTCCGTCAACAGCCCCTTGGCCTTGCCCCATGCCAGCGCCGGTTCCTCCGGATTGACTGGGGCCGGGGTAGGGTTTGTGGTAGCCGCCTTCCGCTCCCAAAACAACAGCAGCGTGGGCACCTTCCGGGAGCTGATCACTTTGCCGCCGGGGAAGATTCCCTGCGTGGAGCCGCCGCCGTCCAGCATGAGGGCATCCACCACGCCCAGCCCCAGCAGCTTGTTTTGGAGCTGTTCACGGGTCAGACTGGCCTTGTCGCACCAAAGGCAGACCTTGCCGTTGGCCAGCCAGCCTACCGCCGTCCGGGCCGCAGACCGGGCCACATCCGGCGTGAGGTTTCGCCGCAGTTTGGCACCCGCTTTCAGGAGAGGGACGCCGGAGAGGAACGATCCTCCCCGGTCCGTCAGCATCTTCGGAAGTCCGTCGCTGCCGATGGAAATGCCCCAATCCTGATACGCGTCTCGGCTGATAATCTTTCCGTCAATCACCGTCCAGCCCACCGGCTGAAACTTCCCGTTGAACAAATAGCCGTTAATGATGTGGGTGCAGCCGGTTTTCGCCTTGATCTGCGCCGGGGTCAGCTTTGCCGTGTTGTGGTAGATCTGCGCTCTCGCGCAGTCGAAGGTATCAACCATTGACTCTCACGGCCTTGGTGGGATGGCCGCTCTCATCAAAGGTAATGCGGTAGTGGCCCTCCGGCACCCAGACTTCCTCCTCGGTGTTGGCCTTGGCAGGGTTGTACCGCATGTAATCGTGGAGGTGCTTCACGTCCTCCGGCTCGGTCTCCGCGGGAATAAAGCCCTCCTTCATTTCCTGCTCAGACCAGCCGGTCTGGGGGCCGTCGGGAGTCATGGTGTAGTCCAGATGGAAGGTGGCGCCCGCCGCCTTCAGCTCGGCGTTAATCTCGCTGAGCTTCTTGCCGTTCTTCTTGCCCTCGTTGATGATTTCAGCAAATTTCTTTTCCATGATTTGTTCTCCTTTCAAATCAAAAAAATGGTTGTCGATCCTATCTATGTCCCCCTTGTCCGCATCCCCCGTCTCTCGTTCCCTATGGGGGTTGGTTTCCAAAGGCGGGGGCCGCAGCCCCCGGCCTTTGTGCCAGAGGGGGTATGGGGGACGGTGGCGTCCCCCATGTTTCGGGTGGGGGTCTAAGGGGGAAGATTCCTTCCCCTTGCCCCGACATGGGAATGTCCCCCTGCGGGGAGCGCAATTTTAATTACTCATCTGCTTTGCGATCTGATTGACCCCGGTGCTGGCCAGACCGCTCACAATGCCCACTGCCACGGCGGTGAGATAGTCCGTTGCGGGGAAGTCTGCCATGATCAGCATCCCCACCACGCCCAGCACCCCGCCGGACACGCCCACAACAATGGGAATCCATTTGTTCTCAATGGCGGTGGCCTTCACCGCCATGCCGATCAGGTAGCAGATCACCGTAATGACCGCTACGCTGGCAATGCCAAATCCGGAAATATCCATGTTCAATTCCTCCTTTTGACCTTAGTCCTCTTCCGCTGCCTCCGCGCTGTTCAGCGCGTCCAGCACCGGGCGGAACATCCCCTTCCGCCGGGGGTCCTCCTTGGGTTCCTCCGCATACCGGGCCTTGTTCTTCGCGTTCAGCTGCTTCAGCAGGTCCCGGCTGTCGGCGCTTACCTCGCCCCGCTCCCATGCGTCATAGTAAGCCTTGGCCACCATCTCCTGATGCTCCGTGCAGAGATCGTCGAAGATGTCCAGCAGCTTGTCTCCCATGGTCACGGCGCAGCGGAACGCCTTTTCGTCCAGCACCTCGCCCTTGCGGTATGCGCAGTGGTACACCGCCCGTTCGTCATCCGTCATGCCGGAGAGCACCACCAGCCAGCGCCGCTCAATGAGCCGTCTTGCCGTCTCATCATAGAACCGGCTCCACTCGCTCTTGGGCACCATCACAGTGCCGTTCTTCCCGGTCACGGTGCCGTACATCCCGTTGGGGCCGAATACAGCCAGATTATCGTCCGCCACCGGGGCGCACCAGCGGAGCGTCACTTTTTCCGTGTCCGCCATCACCTGAACCACTTGGGGCTTAACCTCCGCCATGGCCTTTGCAACGGCTTCCGCCGCCGCCTGTTTGGCGATCTCCGCTACCTCTTCGGCTGTATAGAGCTTTTTGGGTTCCTTCTCCGCCGCAGGCACTTCCGGTTCAGCCACGGGCGCAGCCTTTGTCTGTTCCCGCAAGGGCTGGTCGGCTGCTTCCAGCTCCTGCGCTTCGATTCCCGCCGCCACATCTGCGGCCGTCCGTTTCTCTTTTGCCATCTTTTCCGCTCCTTTCAGATGCAAGATGTTTGCTCGTTTCTCGCGCTCCGCCCTCATGCAGGCTTCGCGCCATATCCGCGGGAGAGAGGGGTTCCTCCCTCCCGCTTTGGGTCTTACGCGTTGATGACGGCCATGCGGGACGCCAGCACCGGCACACAGTCGATGGACATAGAAACCACTACGTCGATGCTCATGTCTGCGGTCTGGTCGGGGGTCAGCTCCAACTGAATGGGCGTGCCCTCCTCCATGCCGATGTAGACGGGCTTGTAGCCGCCCGCGGGCACCAGCCAGATCTTATCGGCGGGAACAATATCGATCGCACTGGTATTCTGGGTCCCCGGCACAATGGCCGTGTCGATGGGCATCAGGTTCATGCCCATGTACTCGCCAAGGAACCCATAGCGCGTCCAGTCCAGCCCCAGCATGGTGGACAGGGCCGCATCCAGGTTCACGGTGGAGGCGTTCACCACACCGCTGGGCAGCGCCTTGGTCAGGGCGGAGGGACGAGCCACGCCAATGATGTTCCGGTAACGGGTCCCGTTCACCACGCTCACCCGCTCACCGGCAGTGACCCAGTTTGCGGAGGTGTTGGTAAAGTTCATGTTGTTGGGCACATAGGCGGTGTTGGCGGTCATCTTGGTCAGGGTGCTGATCCACAGCGCTGTGATCTTGGAGTACATACCGGCGGCCAGAGCGTTGAAGAACCGCCCCATGTCGGCATCGTTGCCCACCAGCTGATACCACTTCATGCTCACCCGTGCGGTGCGCAGACGGGGGTTCAGGGTCACGCTCTTGTTGTAGAGGGTGTTGGCGGGCTTGGAGCGGGAGGCGCCCCAGCTGTCATCCTCAAAGAGGAAGATGTCGTTGCTCATGATGTCCAGTTCCTTGGTCTGGCCGATGGGCACGGTGGTCATCTCAGCCAGCCAGCCCAGCCCGGAACTCATGACGGTGGGCAGCATGGGGGTCACGATCTCGGTGACGATACCGGCCAGAGTCTTGAGGTACAGGCTGTCGCTCATGAACTTGCGCTGGTTGCGGCGGAACTCGTCCAGATCGGCGGGAGGGATCTCGCCGCTCAGGGCGCACACCCGCTTGGCGCAAAAAAGCAGCAGGTTCTTCTGAAGGTTGCGGTTGGTCATGCTGTAGCTGTTCTGCCCCTCGCCGTCCGCCAGCATGGCGGTGAAATCGTCGGGCTGCTTGGTCATGATCCGCAGGGCGCGCTCATCCCGGCCCAGACGCTCACGCATCAGCAGACGGCCGCAGGTCACGATGTCGGCCCGCTCACGTTCCGCGTTGCTGAACTCCTTGGCGGCGCTGTCATACACATTAGGATCAATGCTGTTTAGTCTGATTGCCATTGTTGTCACTCTCCTCTCGTTTCTCAGCCCGCTGCCGCGTCAACCTTGCAGGCCAGCACGCCCACGAACTCAAATGCGCTCTGTGCGCCCTCGGTAAAGGTGCCGCCGGTGGGCAGAACCTTGAAGTACGGAGTCCCCACGTCGGTGGGAGCGGCGGTGGCGGGCACCAGCAGGCCGTTGGCAATGGTCAAAAACTTGTTGGCCCCCAAAGTGGTGGACAGGTTGCCGATGCCGAAGTGGTAAATCTTGTTCCCGTCGAACACGATCTTGGTGAAGGTGACGGGATAGCCCTTGGGAGCGGGCAGGCCCAGGGTGTTGGCGCCAACCTTGTAGAGGTTGCCGGTGGCGGGGTCCTGAACCATGTTCACGTCATAGGGGTTGCAGGCGTAAATGCCGTCGCCCTCGCTCTTCACGGCGGCTCCGGTGACCTTCATGTTCCAGCTGTTGCTGTTCTTGATGGTCACGGTGGATCCGGTGGGGCCAACGCCCACATAGCCCTCGCAGTCCATCAGCTCGTCCTTCACGCACAGGAAACCTGCGGAGCAGGTCTCGTCTGCCTTATCGCCGTTCTGGAACTTGCCGGTGATGTTCAGCGTCTCGTCGAACACCCGGTTTGTCACTCTGGGCCAAAATGCGGTCTTTTCAATGTATGCCATTGTGATTCACTCTCCTCTCGTATCTCAGCCGTTCATGCGGCCCAGCATCTCCATGATGCCGCCGCCCTCACCGCCGTTGGTCTTGGGGTTGTTCCATGCGAAGGAATGCTGCTTGGCGGCCATTTCCTTCTTGCGCTTTTCGGTCTGTGCCTTACCGTGTGCGGCCATCAGGTCCAGCACGGCGCGGTCAGCGCCGCAGAACTTCCCGTCAGTCTCCATGGCGGCGAACTCCTCTGCCCGGTCGCACAGGCCCTTGGCGGTCTCGGTCATGTCGGCGTCACCTTCCACGGCGCAAGCCCGGATGTCCTCCAAGGCGCCGTTCACGGCTTCCTTCACGGCCTCGACCCGGCGCTCATGCTCAGCGGCTTCCATGGTGCGGATTTTCTCCTCCGCTGCTTCCAGACGTGCCTGCAGTGCCTTCACGTCCTCCGCCTGCTGCCCCTTTGCGGCGCAGGCATAGTCCACGATGTCGCTCACCTCTGCCATGGCGTTCACGCCCTCGCCAAAGGGGAAGGCTGCCGTGAGGTAAGCGGGCTTGATGCGGCTCTCCACCACGGCGCCGTTATCCTCCGCGTTAAAGGCGTAGGTATAAGCGCTGCCGGCAGAGTCCACGAGGCCAACGTGCATCCCGTCCTCGCTCAGAGCGACCACGCGGTAGCCCTTGAACTTTTCAGACATGGCCTCCATTGCCTTCTTGCTCATGATGTTCACTCCTTTTCTCTTGTTCGTTTCGTTGCTTCCCTTTCCGGGGTCCAGAGACGCCGCCCGCAGTTTTAATGTCTTAAACTCTTCCTGCATGGCACTCAGCGCCTTGATCCGCGCCCCCGGAATTGCCGGCGGCACATCGTCTCCCAGCACGGTTACGCCGAGACCTGCCCAATCCGTAATGATCTCGTTCTCGCCATCCATGTGGGATTTTTTCGTATCGGTCTCAGCGGAAACATCCATGCGCCCTGTCCGCACGATTTTTTCCACCAATTCCGGTGCGTAAAACTGGAATAACCGGCCCTTTGCCCTGATCCACTCGTTCCCGTCCTCTTCCACAATAGAAAAGTCCTTGGGATCGTCGGATAGGGTCCCTACGATGCGCTCCGCCGTTCCGTCCATGAACGTGTAGCCCTTCTCGCCGGTGTAGGGGTCCCGCACTTCTCTCATGTTGTGTCCGTCCCCCACCTTGCGGCCCACATAGGCACACAGAATGGGCTGACCCACAAACGTCAGGTAGTGCTCCCGCATATTGCGGAAATCCCAATGATTCTCATTCAGCCCGGAGCGCATGACCCACAGTTCCACGCCGAACTCGTATTCACTGAGCCGTTGCATGACCCGCAGCTCGCCGGACATTTTTACGTGCTCCGGCGGGGTTCCTCTCGTCCGAAACGGCATGGTCACGCCTCCTCTCCGTCAAACAGCTTTTCCACCCAGTTGTCATAGCTGGTGGCGCTGCCGTCGGTCTTGTCATACATCTGCCATGCGTAGAGCATGGTCTCGTAGCTTTTGCTGTTCTCCATCTGAAGGTTTTCAAATTCCCTTGCCAGCGGATACAGCCCCACTTCTTCGCTGGCGCCCACGCAGTCCCGCAAGGCATCCTCAATGTCCTCCAACAGCCGGATCACCTCTCCGAAAACGCCGTCCATGTCCTCCGGCCGCTCCCGGTATTCCGGGGTCTCCGGGTATTCCTGCATCAGGTGCCGCTGGTGAAGAATGTCTCCGATCACGTCAAACCGCTTGGGCTGTTCGTGGGCCAGACGGTGAATGGCGTCCGCCGTGTGTACCAGTCCAAACTCCACCAGAACCCACTCCTTCAGCGTGTCCAGGCCCCGTGCGGCGTTCTGGTATGCCGCTGTGGCCCGCCTCGCCGCGTCCCGCAGCGGGGAAAAGCGGGGATTTTCGTAGTGGTAAATGTCCCGCAGCTTTGCCATGTGGTTTCCTCCTCTCGTGTTGAAAAAAAGCACTGCCCACGCCGGAATATCCGGCGTCAGCAACGCTTTGCTCCTCCCGCTCACCGCTTAGAGCGGGGTGCTCTGTTCACTTTTTCTTCGGCTATCCGCCGTAGGTGTCGATGTCCGCTTCCTGTCCCTCGCTGGTCACGGTGCCGTCCCCCTTGGGTCTCCCGCCGGGGTTCAGATCGTGGGCCGCCTGGGGCGGCAGTCCGCTTTCGGACTGCTTGGCATTGTAGCTTGTCACCAGCGGCAGACGCTTATCCATGATGCCGCTTGCCTTGATGGCGTTGGAAATGCTCAGATCGTCCAGCAGGGAAAGATCGTTCATAGCCATGTAGATAATGGTCTGGGGCAGGATGCCGAGGGTCATGCCCTGCTTGGCCTCCTCCATCCGCTTTTCCTCGGTGGAGAGGGTCCCGAACAAACTGAACCGCCACGAATATTTCAGATTCAGCTTGTCCATAATGGCCGCCATCATCCGTTCGTAGCCCCGGTATACGCACTCCGCGAATTTTCCTTCGATTTGCAGGGAGATTTGAGCAATGCCTGCCTTGGGGTCCTCCGTGGTGGGTACGATGGCGGACAGCCCCGCCTTGTTCATGGCGTAGCTGTACCCGGCTGCGGAAATCTTGGTGGCGCTGGGCGCTTCTGCCAGCTGGTGCATTTTGATGTTTTCCACAGGGGCCGTGAACCAGCCGATCCCGCTGGTGTTGCTCTCTGTCAGCATCTGATACCACAGGTACTCAAACAGCCGCCGTCCCGCGTCGGAAAGCCGGTAATCGTCCTCTGTGCTTGTAATTTCGGACTTATCCTTGTAGGGGATCTCGCCGGTAAACAGGGCGATCAGGGGATTCTGCACCAGTTCCAACTGGATCTGCTCGTACTGCGCCATCTGCACCAGAGAGAGATACAGCCCCGCCAGCGGGGAAATGGCGTTCCGGGATACATCGTCTGCCTCAAAGGTGAAAATCTTGTCCACCGGCAGTGTCACCCAATAAAACCACCGCCCGTTCTGGGAGTATACCTCCGGGTCTCCCGCCAAGCGGCCGCCGGTCTGCTTCCTCCGCTGTTCCAGCACGTTCAGGTCCACCCGGTCCCGCGCCGCGAAGATCACCCGTTTCCCCGTGCCCTCCGGTGCCCGCTCCGCCGATGCGTAGAAGTCATCCAGATAGGGCAGCAGCAGGTCTCCGAACTGCAGCGGATCCGTCCCCGGCTGCATAAAGTACATCAGGTTCATCGCCACCGTGTATTTCGACACGTTGTTGAACCCAACGATCTTTACCCAGTCGCTGGGGAGCTGCTGTAAAAAGGCGTGGTTTACCTTGTTGTGGGGCTTGTCCACGCTGATCCGTGGATAGTAGAAAACCTTTCCCTCCTGCAAGACCTGCCCCGCGATCTCATGGGCCGTGGCCTTGGGGTCCAGCGTTTTCCGCAGCTTGTCCAAAAGCTGCCATTCCCGCAGAAAGTCCTCCCGCTTTGCTTCTTCCTCTGTGGCGTACTCCGGGGCAATGTAGCTGTGGTAAGTCAGCATTTCCGTGTACACCTTCCGGGTGTGAAACAGGGGATACGCCGTCCATTCCAGCGCGTGAGCCACCTGCCGCAGGCCCTGTTCGTTGCCGTCCGGTGCGGTGAGCATCTCCGCCACCTTGTCCTTGCTGTAATTCACCGGCAAGGAGGAAATGGCCTTTACCCGGCGGTTCTGAATGTAGGGGTTATTCCGGGTGTAGGTGTTGCTGGCCGCCCGCATAAACGCGCTGCTTACGGCGTCCATGGGCAGATCGCCGTACTGTGCCGCCAGTTCCCGCAGCCTTCCGAATATCTTCGGGTACGAGGCGAATTGCACCGACCTCAATTCAGTTTGCAGGTCCATGCTCCCCACCTCCCTTCATGCGTTCCCGCTCCTTCTGCAATTCCAATTCCAGCCGGTCCAGAGTGCTGGCCCATTGCTTCTCCGCCTCTTCCGGCGTTGCGCCTGCTTGGGCCGCCGCTTCTGCCAGAATCATGGTGTTGCAGTCCGCCAGCCACAGGCGGTCCCCGTCTGTCAGACGGTCCAGGTCTGCCCCGGCCACCTCCACTGCGCCCTCCGGCTTTTTCCGCCCGGTGAGATACAGCAGAATGTACCCTGCGCAGATCCGGTAAAACCGGGTGTCATACGCGATCTCTTCCGTTTTCCGGGTCCGCCCCATGGCGTACAGCCGGTATCGTTTCTTCCGTTGAGCCATTGTCAAAACCTCCGGCCTCCCCGCCGCGCCGTCACCAGCCGTCCGCTGCTTCCGGTGCTGATAGGCGGTGCCACTTTGTTTTCCTTGAACCGATCCAGCGCCGACGCCCAGTCGCTCTTGTTTTTCCCGTGGATCTCCGTCAGCAGTTCCTCCCGCTCGATCAGCTGAGCCAGCCGCAGGGCATATTTCGTGGCGGACCAGCTATCGCGCTGAATGGCCTTGGAAATGCGCTTCTCGCTCATCCCCGCCCCGCTGGGCACCAGCTTCAGGTTCTGTATCTGGCCGGACAGCTCCCGGCACTTCTGGTAGGGCTGTGCGAACTGGTAGTCCCGGTCATCGTCCCGGATGCGGTGGGCGCGCTTATACGCCTCCACGCCCTCATTGGCGTTCAGCGTCAGCAGTTCAACGTTGTGGTGTTCAAACTCCGTCTGCGCGTATTTCAGCATTTCAAAGTCCGGGTCCGTCACGCCGGTGCCGCCTGCCTTGATGGGGTAGATCACCGGAATGGCCCCCGGCAGCTCCGCCGCCGCGTAGGCCGCGTGGTTCTTCACACACAGGGGTGGAAGGCCGTCTCCCAAGTCGGTCATCAAATCTTCCAGCACCCCGCGCCCGTACTGCCACGAGTCAATGGAGATGTAGGTCTGGCTTCCGTCATAGCAGAACCGATTCCATATCGCCTTCAGCCGCCGTGCCTGCGCCTTGCTCTTGTCCGGTGGGGGCCAATCGTCGATGTAGACCAGCTGCTTCAAAAAGCGGTCCCGTTTCAGGTATTCCCGCTGACGGGTCAGCTTCAGCACCACGCAGGCACACTTGGCGTTCTTTGCCGAATCCTCGTAGGAAACGTCATAGCCCACGATGTAAATAACTTCCTCCGGGTCCAGCTTGGGGTGCGGGTCCTTGCAGCAGTGCTCCGTCTCCATCACCAGCACCCGCTGGGAATCCGTCAGCACCTCGTCGGAAAGCACGGGGAACTCGTCCGCGCCGGTGTACCGGCTCTCCATCTCCCGCATCCACTTTTCCGCCGTCAGCTCCTCCCGGAGTCCCTGCGCCCACTCATAGGGCCGCATCTGCATGAGCACGATACTCTCCCATGAAATGTCAATGGCAAAGGCGCTTTCCCCTTGGGTCATTTTTTTCATCACCTTGCACCGGGTCTGAAACGCGTGGTTCTGCTTGCGCCCTGCGCTGGTGATGGCGTGTTTCTTGTAGCCTACAAAGTTTTTGTCCCGCTCACCGCTGATGTTGTGCCAGAGACGCACAGCCGGCAGCACCACGGTGGAATACTCGTTGTAGTCGAAGGGTGGGTTTTCTTCCTGTGCGTATTCCTCCGCCGTCACGTCATGCAGGTTGTCGCCGCGCATGGCGGAGATGTAAAAGGCGCTTCCGCCGTCCGTCTCGATCTTGAAATCGTCCTTGCTCTCCGCGCTGACCCGCCAGTGCTTGGCAAGGATGGGGTAATCGTGCTCAATCTGGTGGTAGGTTTTCCCGCCGATGGCGGCAAGCTGTTTGTAGCTTGGACCATAATACGCGCTCTGGGTCCCCGGCCATACCAGCCCGTTCACCATGGCGTATTTCATCTTTGTGCTGGTCTTTGTCAGGCTTCGGGTTCCGGTGATCGCCACCTCCCGTTTCCGGGCGTAGGCCCGCACCATCACCCGCTGCAGGATCTCCTCGTTGGCGAAGTCCGCTTCATCGCTCCGCACAAGGTCCAGCAGCTTGTCCGGATACCACCGGAACACCCAGATCAGAAAGGCCCACCAGGCATCCTCATAGTCCGTGTAGTCCCGCTCTGCCGTGGGCTTCACGCTGACCCAGCCCTGCGAACTTGTCCATGCCTTTCCGGCCCGCCGTGCCATGGCTCCTCCTTACCGATTTTTCTTCGCCGGAGGCATCTTCACCAGTCCGAGCCGCTGATATGCCTCCTTCTCCTGCTCATTGGGTTCCTCCGCAAACTCCCCCAACTCGTCCCGCAGCCGCATCTCCGGCGGCAGGGTGGTCAGCTCAGGCCGCCCCTCGTTCTGCCGCATCCGGTTTTCGTTGATCATAAGCATCTGTTCCGCCGCGTCCATGGTGTAGGGGTATTTGCAGGATCGCCCAAACAAAATGCGGAACATTTCGTCCGGGTCGCATTGCTTCCCGTTTTTCAAAAGTCCTTTCTTTTCCAGTGCTTCCACCAGACTGTCGATCCGCAGATCGTCAATGGGCTTCGCATCCTTTTTCCGCAGTCCCTCGCTGGACAGGTTATCCTGAACCATCTTGTTCAGCTTAGCCGCCTTGTCATATTGGCCGATGGCCCGCATCTTGTCCCGGTCCAGCGTCATCTTCGCGCAGTCCCGCAGAATAAACTCCTGCTTCACGCTTACGCCGCCCGCCGCCATCAGGTCGCTGGACAGTGCCTCGTAAATGCGATCCAGTTCGTCATAGTCCTCAGAGGTGTAGGGGTTCTTTGCGGAGTTCTCGCCCCAGTTCTTCCTCTGCTGTGCAGTCCCCACCTTCCGGTTCCGGGCGGACTTCTCATTGCCCACCGCTTTGGTAAATTCCCCGGCGGACAGTCCCTCGCCAAAAATCTTGGTAATGTCCGTCAGACCATCCAGAAAGCCAAGGGGTTCTCCCCGCCGCGTGTCCAGTTTCTTCAGCCGCAGGTTGTCCAGATAGGCGATCCACTTCTCGCCCACGTCCGGTTCCTTTGGCACCGCCAGCATATCAAAGGGCCGGTCAAATTCAATGCAGCAGTAAAAAAGGGAAAGGCTGTCGCTCGTGGCACGGGCAATGGCGTCATAGCGTTCCTGCTGTGCAGTCAGTTCCGCTGTATCCATCGGTTCCAGTTCCATTCGCGGCCTCCTTCCCCTAAAAAACAGAGAGTGAAAAGAAACTTAATTCTTCTCACTCTCTATTATTTCACAAGGTTTTCCCAATTTGGTAAACTTTAGTAGCCACTTGAAAAATTTTTTATTCCGGCTCCAAGCCGAGGATGTAATCCACGCTCACGCCGTAAAAATCCGCCAGCGTGATCAGGGCCGTGGCCTTCGGTTCCTTCATGCCGCTTTCGTAAAAGCCTACCATACCGTGGCTCATGCCGCAGTATTCGGATACCCGGCGGCTGCTCATGCCTCTGGCCCACCGCAATTCCCGTAGCCGTACCGCGTAGACCGGCAGTTCCCTGCCCTGCTTGTGGTCCTCATTCCTCTCCATCGTCCCCCTCCCTTTCCAGCAGCTCGCAGATCCGTTGGGCGCGCTTTTCAATGAGGTCCAGTTTCCACAGCAAAGAATACAGAACCAGCAGCGCACAGGCGTATACGGTCATGGCAATATTCCCGCTGGATGACTCATAGACCGCAAAGCCCACCACTATAAGCAGGAGTACAAAATTCAAAATCGTTTCCGCCATATCAGCTTCCTCCTTTCTCAGACTGCCCGGACCTCTCCGGGCAAGAAGTTTTCCGTCACGTCCCCGCCCTTGGTGTGGGTGGTCACGGCGATAAACCGTCCGCGAGGGTGAATCCATGCGACCCGCCCCCGCCGAATCGGGCACAGCTCCACGCTTGACCGCTCACTTTTCGCCCGCTCCACCGGCAGCGTCTTGAACTTCGCCTCTACCGTCTGTCCGATCTTCATTTCCGTCCCCCATACGTCACTTTTTTCAAATCTTTGTACCGCTCAGCGTGCGGAATCAGCTCCGCCTTATCCCGGATGATCTCTTTCAGCACCCGGTCCATGTGCTCCTGACACACGTCCGCCGCCGGGTTCTTGTAGTCCAGCGCCGGCCTGTATTCTTTTCTCACCTCTGCCCATGCTTCGGTGAGCCTCATAATGCGATCATAGCCCCAGCCCTCCGACTGGTGGATCGCGATTTGCAGTGTATCAATGTCATATTGCGAGGTTATAACCATCGTTGCCTGAAGCAGCCGGTTGGTCTCGTTCTCCCACCGTTGCAAGTACCCCGATTGTTTGGCCATCTTACTTCCCCCTTAACAAGTGCAGTTTCAGCCACAGTGGAATGTCGGCGGTCAGAATGCTTTTGAAATAAAACACGATAAACGCAATGCCAGCGGCTATGACCAGCGTCCAAAAGGCTATAATCAGCCAGTCTTTCCGTTTCATTCAGTCCCTCCGTCCATCTTGGCTCCGCACCATGGGCAAGCAATAGCCTCGCTCATGTCTAATACATTCCCCTTATGCTGGGTATAGTGTCCGCATCTACTGCACAATGTCCCGCCGTTTCTGCGTTTCATCCACTGCCCATGCACCACCGGCACGGCATCCACGGTGGGGGCTTTTTCGATCAAGCCAAGTAAGCCGTTCCAACCAGCACAATACGCCGCAGGGACAACATCTCTGCTGCACCGGCCCACGCCCAAATCATCAACATCAATCAGCCTCATGGTCAGCACCTCCGTCATGCACCGTTGTGTATTTCCAAATCAGCGTGTTCAACTTTCTCAGCCCCTCCATGGTGATTAGGTCCTGCGCGCACAGCTCGTCCCGCAGGTGCTCCAGCGCTTCGATTGGGGCCACGTCGGCGGCAGGAATTTTCTTCAACGCTCTCGCTGATTTCCATACAGCTTCATAAGCCGAGCGCGTCGGGGCTTTCCCTGCAAGATCGGTTATAGCATTAAACGCCGCCTCCCGGCTCATGTATTCAGCCATCCTCATCCCCTCCAAATTCCGCCTCGTACTGTTCCGGCGTGATAATCTCAATATCCTTTGCGGAGTAGCCCAAGGTGTCGAGGCATATCAGCTTCGCCAGTTTGTCTTTGTCAAGAGCCGCCGCAACGTCCTCATAGGATACGCCGGGTTTTGCCTCAAAGCTGATTTGAGCGCCAAACGCCCCAGCTACGCTAAAGCAGATTTTATATTCAGCCATCCCGCTTCGCCTCCTCCGTCTCAAAGAAAAACACGATGGGCTTTTCGTTTTCGATGATGTTGCCGTAGGCTACACCAACCTTGTAAATGTAGTTGCCGCGCAGTTTGCGAGGAATTTCTGCGATGTACGTCCGAAACAACTCTAACGGATTGGCTCGCTTGTAGTGGTTGCACATCCGGCAAGAGGGCATGAGATTGGACAGGTCATCTGTCCCCTGTGCGAAATACCCGTTTTTCGGGATAAAATGGTCTACCTGCATATCGCAGAGCTTAATTTTTCTTCCGCAGTAAGCGCACCTCCCACCGTATTTTTGCCATACGGTCTCGCGCATCTTTTTACTAATTGCCATCCTTCATCGCCTCCAATGCACGCTCCGCCTGCTCGTGTGTTAAGAAAATTGTTTTCCCTATGGAACTTTCTACGTATGAGCAGAACGGGGTTGTATCAATGTCCCACCGTCCCTGTATTGCGAGGTATCTCATGTTTCTGACTTTGTGCTCTAAGATTTCTCCGGCGAACACTCTGAATAACGTGTCCCCTACCTTGCACGGACGCACCACCACGCGTCCGTCTCTGTCGGCTTTGACCAGCTGGCGGAACCTGTCCAGTGCCTCACTTGCTTTTTGGTCTCCGATCAAATCCTGAAGAAAGACTACATAAGATTGAAACGCTTCCGGTGTCATGCCCGTGTCTAAATACTGACGCAGTAGCGGGCAGTGCGCCGCCGGGACCGCCGTGCAGAACCCGCCGACCGCAGTACAGTTCCCGTTATCCTCATGCCTAAAGCGGCAACGCAGGCAATTAACATTTCCCATCACATTTCCTCCCTTTCAGTTTGATTCCATTCCGCCTGTTCCACTCTTGTCCAGCTGCCCTCGCCTTGTCAAACTCTGCCTGCGCTTGTTCCAAAACATCCTGCGGTACATCCACAATGGGCTTGCCCTCGTATGGCCGAAGAAGATCGAAATAGGCTGCATAGTGCTTTTGTTCTTCGTCAATCAGCTTTCGGCATCTTGCGTAATGGGCATCGTTCCGCTGCATTTCGATGCGTCCCAGCGCACGATCCAAATAATATTCGTTAGCCGTTTCCGCCAGCATTTCTACCACTTGCAGCAGTTCCGCCTTCGTCAAATCACTTGGCTTCAGCATTTTCCACCTCCGTCTGCTTCGACAGTTGCCTCGGCTCAAAGCGCCACTTTCTGGCGTCATCGCCGATTTTCTGATAAAGCCGTGCTACGGCCAGCATAGGGGTATCTTCGCGAATGTCGAACTGAAAACACTTTTTCTGGCAATTCCAGATTCCCCACTTGATCCCGGAAATTCCGTGCTGATATGTCTCACGTTTCATGGTGCATCTCCCTCCACCGGCATCCGTTACAGGCCCCCTCATGGGCCAGCGTGTAGTTGCCGCATTTCAGGCACGCCTCGATCCGGTCGGCGGCGGCAAGCACCATCGAGTCAACCTCGCAGTAGGGCCACTCTTTCAAATTGACTTTTTCCACCAGTTCTTCTGGGACCGGCTCCGTTTTGTAAAACGGAAATTTCTCGCAGTCGCCCATTGGTCCGCCTGCTGTTGAAGCGCATCTAAGCGCATTTACGAGGTCTTGATCGTTCATAGTCTGCATATCCCTTTCATTCATTCCTCAAACCCTCCAAGCACTTCCTGCCCCGGCAGAACGCCGTCCTCCATCCACCAATGGAATACATCCACGCCAGATTGCCACTGGCACGGCAGACTTCGCTTCCTCCGTTCTTCCAGCATCCGATCAAAGACCCGAATATACGCCGCCTTGATTCTCGGATAGCGAGCGAACTCCATAGTCCTTGCTTTTGATGCCATAGGACAGCCTACGCAGCCGACCCGGTGGAAGCCCTCGCAGTACAGCGGGTTCATGGGAATTTTTTCAATAGCAGCATAATCCAGTACCTCATTGTCCTTCCAGTCGATGATGGGGTTCACCACCCGCTTCCCCTTTAGTTGGCACGTTTCAAATAATCGGCGATCCTCGTCATTATCGTTTGATAGGATCAATTTGCTTTGTGGCTTAGACGTTAATACCTCTAAACCGCCGCGGCGTTTCCTGGCCGTGGATTCCGCCCAGCGAACACCCGTAGCGATAAACCGATCCTTGCCTCCCCCCTCTTTAAGGACGGCGCAACAGTACCGCACCAGGCGTGTGGGCGGCATCAGCTTCCGGGGGATCAGATTCCACATGGTCACGCGGCTCCCGTCCGGCTGAACGTGCTTGTCCACGTCGCACTTCACACCCTTTTCCTCCAACCGGCGGAACGTATCGTACACATGCCGCACCGTCTCCGGTGCGTCCGCCGTGGTCAGGCTGTGCAATACCCCGCTGGCCCTTGCCAGATGCAACAGCACATCGCTGTCCTTCCCGCCGGAGTAGGTGATCACCAGCGGTTTCTCAAAAAGCCGCAGACTCATATCCGATGCCGCTTTCAGCCGCTCGATTGCGGTCTGTTCCAAGTCGCTCATAGGTTCTCCAATTCCCCGCCGCAGGCGGCGTAACCGGCGAGGTCAACGAAGCAATCGCCCGTTGCCCGGTTGCCCTGAATCCGTGCGATTTTCAGCAGCGCCATCATCATGGCAACGTCCTTCGCCGTAATCGTGTGCCCGGTGTATACCGTCCAGTATTGCCCAATCAGGCCGAAACTGTCCTCTGGCGTTCCGTAGTCGGTTTCCCTTCCTCCGCACACGCACTGCTTGGCAGCGGCTAAAATCTCTTCGCGGCTCATTCCTCCACCTCCGCAAGCCAGAACTCGCGGCGACAAATATCACAGCCTCTTCCAGTCGGGCAATGCCCGCGTAACGCTGTATCAACAAGGCATGGGTCTAAAGCAACGTTATGTGTGTTCGTATATATTGGCGCATTTGGAAACTGCTCAAGAAACACGCTCTGTCTGGTTTTGACGGGGTGCTCGGCGGCCCACTGTTCAGCGGCTTTCACCATCCCTTCACAATCATTCTTTTTGTATGCAGATATATATTTTTGAACCGTGCTGTTATTCGCTCCTGCACTGAGCATCTGTTTAATTGCCTTTATAAATTCCAAGGCATCCATCACTTTTCCTCCCCTTCCTCGTCCAATTCGTTGAAATACTGGCTCCCGCAGTAGGGACAGCCCACCTTCCGGAACCGCTCAAAAAAGCAGTCCGGGCGCGGGTCCGACCCGTCTAAGATCAGCGGTGCTTCAAATTCTTCTCCGCACGTTTCACAGCGATACATGGTTCTTTCCTTTCTTCGGCTGGTATACGTCCCCCCGGCCCCACGCCTTTGTGGCGCAGTTCAGACCGTGATATGGTCTGGTCCGCGCCCCGCAGGAGGTGCACGCCACGATGTAGTCAAAGGGCGGCGCCGCATCCTCCACCCGCTCCCCGCTGTCCAGTCCGCAGAGGGGGCAGGGTGGCAGCTTTTTCTTCCACCCTGCTCTCCGGTTCTCCCTGTTCACGGCGTACCGCCTCCCAGTAGGACCTTTGCCAAAAGAACCGCCAGCAGCAGTAAAAAGCAAATTCCGCCGATCAGGGCGGAGGTGTCCGCCCGCTCCCGCCGCCGCTGCTCTCTGGTTTTGCGGTTCTTCTCCGCCCGCCGCCGTTCCATCTCCCAATAAGCTTCCTGTTCCCAGTAATCGTTGTTGTGCTTCATGTCCCGCTCCTTTCGCTTTCGCATGGGAACAAAAACCGTCCCATGTCTCCCGGTTCCTCTAACGTGCCGAACCGCCGTTTTGTAACAGCGATAGGAAACTCTTCAATCTCGCTGGCCCATAGGCACGTTCCGCGTCCGTTCAGCTGTTCCCAGATCAGCGGAAAACCGCCGATCCCATCGAACAAACTCGCCATAGTCGCGTCCCGCTCGTAGTTCCCGCACAGCCGTTTCAACAGCCATTTCCACGGCGGCAGGGCGACGCTGTTGCCCAGTGCCTTATACCGGGGGCTGTCTGCGTCCTTGTGACGCTTTCCCTTGCTGTCCGTCCACTCGCCCAAGTCGGTCCAGTGGTCAGGGAAGCCTTGCAGCCGTTCGCACTCCAACGGGGTCAGACGGCGAACCACTCGATTCTGCACCGGGTATGTTTCCGAATCCTCCCGGAAGTCGCAGTTTGCTTTTGCCTTTAGCGCATGTGCCTTCTCCGGGCAATAAACACCGCACATCACCGCCTGAGCATCGTGCATCGTGTTCAGCGTTTGGCTGACCTCCTCCGCCATAACAGCTGCTTCATTCACTTGCCCATTCCCAATTCCATACGTCAGCGGGATTTGGTTGCCGCCGGTTCCCATACGGGCTTGCAGACTTGGCGCAACCTCTCCGCAGTCCCGGATCACGTCGCAGGCGTGGCTCATATCCAGAATGGAGGGCTGGTGCCCATGCTCCTGTGCTCTCAGCGTACCGGCAACATCATGGCTCACACCCATCACATTCCCGCCCTGATCGTTCAGGCACATCACCGCCGGTTTATTCCCTCCGCACTCTGCGTTCAGCGTAGGGGCCTGTTCCTCGGCGTATCCGATGCTCCGGGCCTGTTCGCTGTTCCCCAGCTTAAATCCAGCGCACAGTACGGCTTCCTGATTCTGGCCGCTGTTTTCTCCGGCTGGCAACGTTGGCATCACACCGGCTTCGCTGTACACCCGCTTGCTCTGGCAATCCCACGGAGTAAGACAGTCCGAACCGGCGCAGACCGCCGGACGGTCAATGGTGTTCAACGTATAGCAGACATCTTCTTTCCAGCCCTTCCCGTTACATCCGGCAGTATCAGCCCGGTCGATTGCGTTTCCTTGAAGGCATATCACCGATCCGGCGTCTTTGCCTGCTCCACCAGCACCGCTTTCAGCACCGGCGGCAGGGCTTTCCCCCGCCGCTCCGCTCTCCGCAGGATACCCTGACATGCTTTGCCGCTCAAACAATATTTCCCATGCGGTGTCGCCTCCAAAATCTGCGACAAGCGCGATTCTACGGCGACGTTGGGGGACTCCCCAGTGTTGCGCGTCGAGCACTCGCCACGCAACGCTCCATCGTCCTCCCATTTCATCGTGGTAGCCCCCCCAGGTGTTCCAACCTTTCTCAGGCACTTCAATATCGGGGGCTTCCGGCTCTGCGATGCGGATGGCTTCTTCGAGGACGGCTGCGAAGTCTTTTCCACCGTTGCTTGAGAAGGCTCCTGGAACATTTTCCCAGACCATATACCGAGGTCGCACAAACTCACCTGTTCGCCCCATTCTTCTGTCACGTTCTCTCATCTCCTTGATAATCCGTATTTGCTCCATATACAGGCCGGAACGTGCCCCGGCAAGCCCCGCCCGCTTTCCAGCAATGGAAAGGTCCTGTCTAACAAGGTGAACCACCTATCACACAATCCACGGGTTCTACTTCATTTCCGTGAATTTTTGTGACATCTCCATAATGCTTCACCTAAATCACCCCCTCTTGCATTTTCAAATAATCGTCTCGTTTTCTTTCTCTCCGTAGCTTTCGTTTGCACCGACTCAGAAAATCCGCGTCCATGTGCATCTCCCGGCAAATGTCCGCCGGGTCTGTCCGGGCTTCCAGCAGTTCCCGCAGCTTCTGCATTTCCGCTTCCCGCAGAAGGGGCGGCCGCCCGCCGCGGCTGGTAGTCCGACCTCCGCCCGCACAGTTCACGCATTCCGCATAGGGGCAGTGGTTCAGGCAGTAGTCGATCTGGCTCTGCCGGTCATGGGTGCATATCTCGATCCGGTCTTTCCCGTCTGCGCTGTCCCAGGGCAGCACAGCCCGCACGATCACAGTTACGGTCTCCACCGGGCATATCTCCTTTCCGTTCATACCTCCCGCACGGTGATGTGCTTCATATCCTGCATCATTTTCGCCTTCATGCGGTAAGTCTTGTCTTTTTTCGTAGAAGGGCCTTTTACGTCCTCCACAACCAGATGCCATGTGCCGTCCTTCCCCCGCTCCTCGTAGGAGAAGTCCGCCCGATACGTCACGGCGCGGCTTCGGTCGCCGTTAGCCGTGATGTAGCTTTCCTTCAGCGTAAATTGGGGTTGGAGCCGCAGGTCCCGGATAGCCCCGGCCTTGCTGAGCAATACCAGCTCGTCATACCGTGCCGCCTCCTTGCGGCTGTCAAATGTGTGCTCCGTTCCGTTGGGCATGGTCCGGTCGGTGGGGTGGTTGTGGTGCTTGCGCTTACCCTCCGCCGCCGCTTCCGCCTTCCCCTTCTCCTCCGTCACGAACCGGGCCATTACCCTGGCCGTCCGATCAATTTGCTGGGCCTGCATCTGCTGCTGTACCTGCTTCCGGTAGCGCTCCGGCAGACTGTTCAGATCATCCAAACAAACGCTCATCGCTTTTCCTCCTGATACTTCGGGCAGTCCAAAACCTGCACCCGCTCTACCACTCCGTCCCGCTCCATGCGGGATCTCCGCCGGACCTTCCAGCCGGGGACGTCCTCAAAGCGGACTTTTCCGCTTTTTTCGTCCACCCGGCTCCATTCGCATTGCCCATAGGCCAGTTTGCAGGACCAGCACTTGTGCAGACTGTTGGAGGGATCCTCCTTCTCCGCCTTCGTGCTGTATCTCCGCATACAGCTTGCCAGCGTAAAATTACCTGCCATCCCCATCGGCCTTTCCCCGGAGATAGGCCATCACCTCATCCCGGCTGCGCCGCTGGGGCCGTACCGCATCCTTGAACCATTCCGGTGGCTTCACCGCCTCGGCTTCCGGTTTTGCTTCCGCCGCCGGCAGGGCCTTCTTCTCAGGTTCCGCCAGCTTCTCCGGTTCCGGTCCGGTGCCGATGCGCTGTACCAGCGCCTGGACATCCGCAGGCAGGGCGTTGATTTCCCGTTCCCGTGCGGAAATGGCCCGGTAGCTGCGCTGAAAGTTGCTGGACACTACGCTGTGCACCGTCTCCGTGTCCATCCGCGCCCACTCCCGCAACGTGTTGGCACTGCCCACGATCCGCTGTACCACCGGGGGGAACTTCTCAAATTCCTCCTCCGCGCCGTACAGTCCGTTGCGGATGGCCTTGGCCACCAGCGCCCACGCCTCGGCCTCCGTCATTTCCGGTTTTGCCGTCAGCAGGCGAAGTTTGGCCTTCACCTGTCCGATGGTGGGCGGAAAGCCCTTTTCGTCGCTCTCGATCACGCTTTTTACCGCCGCCGCCACCAGCGCCACCTCGTCATGGGCAAACATATCCGCCCACAGTTTGATGGCGTTGCGCATATCCGGCCCGGTGGTGCTGCTGTAAAACCGGGGATAGGCCGCCGTCAGAATATCCATGATGATGCCTGTCTCCTGTCTGGTCATGTTGTGCGGCCCTCCTCCGCGTCCATCTCAGCCGCCAGCTCCGTCCAGCTTTTCCGGGGCTTGTCCGTCCGGGAAACTGCCGGGGCGGGCTTTCCCTTCCCGCCGTCCCGTCCTTCCCATGTGAGGAACTTCTGCTTCCAGTTCTTCACCGGGTTTCCCTTGCTGTCCCGCCATGAGCGGCCCTGTGCGTCCGGGGTGTTGAAATACTCAAAGAACCGCCGGGGGTCCACCGTGCTCTGCCGGGACGCGGCGTAGGCTTCCACCTCTTCCAGCGTGGGCGGTACGAATTTCACCGCCGTCCGCTTTCCGCTCTCCGGTGCCTTTGGCTCACTGGGGGCACCGCCCCCCATATCTTCTGAACGTAGTGAAGAAGATATATCTTCTATATCTATCTCTTTCTCTATCTCTTTCTCTCCGTAACGATGTTCGCACAATGTTCGCACATCGTTCGCACATTGTGACGGTTCTGCCAGTTTTGCTCTCGCTCTGGACTCCCTCATCCGCTTCGCGGAGGAACCTTCGCTCCCAACGTTTTTCACCGCATACGGGAAGAAAAACGTGACGTCATCCGAGGTCTCCGCCAAACCGCAGGAAAGAAGGTAGTTGATCGTCACCTCCACGTTGGCCGGTTCCTCATCCAGTTCCAACGCCAGCTCATCGGCAAAGTTATCGTCAAGACCTGACCACTGCAAAATTCCATCGTGCTTCATGGCGATGAGCTGCATTTTCAGGTAAATGATGAGGTAGGTATCCCCACCCGCCAGCTTGCGGAGTTTTTTGATCCGCTTGGACGTAAAGAAGTCATCATAGAGCCGCAGCCAGAAATACCGGTTTTCTTTCGCCATAGGTCAATTCCCCCTAAATCTGCGGCACATAATCGTAGGGTTCGTCCTCTTCGGGCTGTTCCCACGGCAAAACGGCGTCCTCCTGACTGTCAAGGGAACCCACCTGACTGCCGCTGTGTTCCATGGGTTTCGCCGGTTCGGAAGCGGGCGTTTTCCCACTTCCAGCCGCCAGCAGCCCCAACACTGCCGCCATCACCGTCTGCGGGGCCACAAACTCCGCGTGTAGCTCGCTCCACTCCTTCTGCTCCCCGTCACGGGTGGTGTATCTCCGGGTTTTCCACACGCCGCACACCAGAACGGCATCCCCTTTTTCAAGGCACGCCGCCATGCGGGTCACATCATCGTCCCCCACGGCGGACACGTTCATGAACTCGCCCTTGGCGTACTTCATGCCAAATTCCGCTTTCGGTGTCCCCTTGGCGGTGGCCCCGGTCTTGACCTCGCGGGTCACGGTGCCGGCACAGATCATGTACCGGCTGCCGTCCTCATCCCGCGTCTTAATGGAGATCAGCATGGTCCATCACCTCATTCCCCAAAGAAGGTGGCCGCATAGTCCATACCATCGTCCTGCGCCTTCTGAGTGGCCTCTGCGGTCTTTTCTACCTTGGGGGGTGTAACCATGCCGGATTCGCTCCCCACGGTCTCCTGATGGGCTTCCACAGCCGCAGGCGCGGTCTCCACCACCTCTCCGGTAGATGCCACCGTGCGCTCCGGCATGGGCATATCCGGAATCATGCCCTCGTCCTCGGCGCTGGCTTCCTCCATGAGCTGGGTCTTGACCTCCGGGGACAGGGGCGCGTAGCCGCTGTTCAGCAGCTGCCGCAGAATCGTCTTGCGGCACATCCGGTCCTGCCCGCCGTTGGGATCATACCAGGGGGAACCGTTCAGCAGCTTTTCCACGTCCTTGGGGTTCATCTCCCCACTCTGCATGGCCTTGAACTTCTCATAGCTGAACGCCTTGGAGTACCGGTCCGCATGGCGAAGGAGTCGGTCCATGGGCCAGTATTCAAAACGGAAGGTCCCGTCCTTCAGTTCGTAGTAACCGTAGTAGCCGATAATAGGCTTACTCTGCCGCTCCTCGTCGCTCTCATACTTGGCAAGGTTCACGATGGGCTTGCCCGTCCGGCGGCTCCGCCCCTCGATCTCGCCCTCACGAATGTCCGTGCAGTCGATGTCGGCATAAAAACCGGTGGACATGGCAAGCTGGATGTAGCCCTTGTAGCCCAGAATGTACGTTGCGGTAGTCCCGTAGGGCACCACATAGTAGCCATGGCCGAAGATCAGGCCCATGCCCTCGCCCCGAAGCGCCGCCGCTACAATGGTGCTGGGTTCACAGGCTCTCAGCTGTTCGCTGGCATTCACGGCGGAAATCAGGGTGGAGGTCAGCCGCGCCGCCGCCTTGTCGCTCCGCAGAGCGCTCTGGATCATCTTCTGCATACTGGGGGCCGCAATGGCCATGGAAAACGTGGGCTTGTCCCGCTGGGTCTGGGTCGCAAAGCTGTTTGTTGCCTTCATGACAAAATTCCTCCCTTATTCAGTCTGCGCGGCCAAAGGCGATGCCGTTGGCCAGCATATAATCCCGCAGTCCGTTCAGCTGCTCCACAGTGCCTGTCACCCGGAACGAAAGGGTGACGGTCTGCGGAGCCGTGCGCTTCGGCTGTACCTCCGCCGCCGGGGCCGGTGCCGGTGCTTCCGTCTGAATGGCTCTGGACGCTAACACGGCGGCCTGCACCCGCTCCGCTCTGGCGGCTTCCTCCGCCGCCCGCGCAGCCTCGGCCTGCTGTCTGCGCTGTTCCTGTTCCGCCTTCCGCTGTTCCTCGATCTCCTTCACCCGCTTGAGCGCCTGATCCTTTTTCAGCACCGTGGGCAGATCGTGGCACTGCTTGTACTCTTCCAAGAGCGTGGTCTCGAACTCGCTGTTCAGCCCGCGGATGGCGGCAATACTGCTGTCGCACTTGCTGATCGCCACCAGAATGTCCTTGTGGGCTTGTTCCTCAGAATAGGTGGCATTGCCCCACCGCTTGTCCAGAACCGCTTCCCACGGGAGAAATTCCGCAAGTTCTCCGATGCGCTCATCAAAAAAGGCCCGGATAGCGTCCAGTTTCTCCGTGCGGCGCCGCTCGTCAAAGGTTTTGATCTGACCGTCCAGATTGGCGGCGGATTCGTCGCAAAGGGCCGTCAGCGCCTTGCACTTCCCCTCAAAGGGGGCGTAGCTGGCCAGCGCCGCCGCCTTTGCCATCTTGCGGCACTCGTCGATGCGTGCGGCCACGGAGCGGATGTTGGCCCGGTACTTCTTCGCCGCGGCGATGCCGTCCTCCGTCACCACCATGCCCCGGTACGGAGCCAGATTCTCTTCCAGCCACGCCTGACACTCTTCAAAGTTGGCAGAAATGTTAAACTCCTTCAGCGGCGTCAGGTCCGTGGTAATGGCAAATTCCATGGCACTGCTCATGCGTCCGCATCCTCCTGTTCTCCGGTATCATAGGCCGTGATCTCCTTCAGCAGCGGCATGATCCGCTCGTCCACACGGCTCTCCGGCACGTTGATCTCCACCACCATGGCCCGCTTGTCTCCGCCCTTGGTGGGGGCCATCACCTTGTCCCCCACCGTCAGCGGCATCGCCGTCCGGTAGGTAAATGCGTTCCCTGCGTATGCCTTGTGCAGGGGCTTGTAGTAGCGAATGTTTACCAGCATCATGCCTGCGCCTCCTTGTCATCGTCCTCTTCTGCGCAGGAAATGATCGACAGAAGAATTGCCAAATCCGGGAATTTTCTGCAAATACGCTTGACCTCAAGCAATGTCCGGTGAATCAGATTCACCAGCACATTCACGTTGGAGGTGGAAATGGCGCTGCATACCTGCGCATTCGCATCGTCCACAGCTACGCAGATAAAAGCCGCAGGGGTTTTGTCCATCAAAACCTCGCCGGTTTTGATGTTCCTCACCGTGATGTGAACCTCGTTCTTTTCCATATTCATGTCTCCTCGTCTTTCTTAAATTTTTCGGAGTTGTGCGCTTCATAAAATCAAGGTCTGGGCGGGCATCGTCCCCGCCTCCACATGGTCCCAAAAGTCCGTTTCCTGTTCCAGCAGCCAGTTCAGGTCCGCCTCGTGCTCCCGCCGCTCAAAATCGTAGCGGCGCAGGGTGATATTGCCGGACAGATCATAGAGCGCCGCATAGAGCACGGCGAAGTCATACCCGGTGGCAAGCAGCTGGTGAAGGATCTGCGTGAAATAGTTCTCAGGAACCTGATCCCGCCATTTCGCCCAGTCGATTCCCCGGCTCACCGTCGAGGTTTTGATCTCCAAAATGCCCTTCCGTCCGGTGTCCGTCTCCGTCAGTTCTCCATCCAGCGTGGCAAAAAGCCATGGGCGGTCGCTCTGGTAGAGAATGTCATAGGCACCGTAGTAAAGCTCGTAGCCGGGATACTGCGCCATGAAGAAGTCCCGGATTGCCGGTTCCATTCGCCGCCCCAGCTCCACGGCCTCGTTGCCGCCGAGATCAGGCGCGGCTTGCGCCCCAGTTTTCTCCTTCCACAGCGTCAGCGCCGTTTTCCATGGGCTTCGCCCAATGGCCGCCGCCGCCTCGCTGCCACCGATGCCACGGCCCCGGCCTGCCAGCCATTGCGGCCGGTCCGGGAAAGTCAGCCGTACCAACTCACCCATTTTTCAGTTCCTCCCAATACCCCATCACGGTTCTGGCATAATCGCTGTGCCCCGGATGGCCGCTGTTGTAGGCCGTCAAGGCGTTCTCTACGTCATACCGGCTTAAAAGCTCCGCCATGTAGTCGCAGGCCACCCGGAAATTTCCGAAGGGGTCCATCAGGTCTGTGACCCCCAGCCGCTCCATCCGGGCCTTGTGCCACCGGGGCTGTACCTGGCAGTAGCCCCAACTGGCTCCGCCGTCTCCCTTCACGTTCCGGTAGCCGGTCTCCTTGCGGATGATCGCCAGCATCAGCGTGTACTCCACGCCGCTTTCCTCGCAGGCCGCCCGGAGATAGCTTTGCAGGTCTCCGTCCAGTGGAACGTCATCCCGGAAATACCCGCTGTCAAACAGCGCCGCTTCGATCTTCTCGTTCTCGTAGTCCTCCTGAACCGGCGGGGCTGTCTCAGGGTCCAGTTCTTGCCAGAGGACCAGCGAAGCGTACTCCGCCGCCGGGGTATCGTCCCCGGCCAGCCGTCCCGCCGTCACGGTCGGTGCCTCCGGCTCCGGCTTCCCGCTCTCCCGCGTCAGCCACAGTGCTGCCAGAACCAGCGCCACAGCGCCCCACAGCAGCAGCGCCTTGCGAATGGCCTTCCGTCTCCGCTCCGCAGCTTCCCGCCGTGCCACGCGAAGGGCGTTTTCCAAGTGGGCTTCCCACGCGGCCTCCGCCTCGTATTCCTCAAAGGTTTTCATCAAATTTCCGTCTCCTTACAGCAAAAACAAAAAGCGCCGCCGAATAGACACCGGTTCCCCGGTTCCATCAGCAACGCTCTGCTCCTCTGCCCCAACGCTTAGGGGCAGGCATCTCATTCACTTTTCCCATAGGCTTACTTGATCTCGTCCCGCCGGATGCGGATCACCTTCACGCCGTCCTTCACCGGGATCAGTTCCACACGGTCCCCGTTGGTCAGCGCCTTTTCAATGGCTTCCAGCGTCTTTGCGCTGATATGCGTTGGTGTCATGGTCCTCTTGCTCCCTTCGTTAATAGCGGATGGCATCCCGCAGTTCCTCAATGGGAATGTCCAGTGCGCGTCCCAGCTTCAGCAGTTCCTTCAGCGAAAAGTCCTGCGGGGACTTCTTCCGAGACCGTAGGGTCTGCGGCGTCATGCCCGCCTTCTCCGCCATGGTGCCCACCGGCATCCCCATGGCGGCCTGTCTGCCCCACAGCAGTGAGATCAAAACCTCGTCATTGGGCTTCCGCCCCAGCTTTACACGCGGCATCCCGCCGCCCCCTTTCGTGATTTAATACTCCATCCCCCGCTCTTTTGCCATGCGGATCACCTTCTGCTTCAGCAGCGTTTCAAATACTGGCCGCAGCTTAGGGTCTCTCGCGATCACATGGAGTTTAGAAACGCCTTTGCACTCCGTAGCCGTAGCCCCGGCGTTCTTCATGCGCTTGCGAAGCCGTGTCTGCCGGGTTTCCAGATCCACATGGCCGACCCGCTCCACGTCCTCATAGAGTTCTGCCCGGAATGTCTGGTGATTCGTCTGAAATCGTTCGACTGCCGTATTGATGGCTTTCTGTGCCTTCTCCTGCCACCCGTCCTCGGCCAGAAGGGGCGCCGCCATTACATCCATCACGCCGTCCAAAATGGCCTGCTTCTGCTCTACGGCTTTCAGCCGCCGCTCCTGCTCCACGAGATATTGAGCCTGTGCTAAAAGCTGTTCCGCCCCACTCAAACTCTTTTTTACTCGGAAATAGCCCTTGACGAGTTCCCGTTGGACTTCCCACGCCAAATCGTCGGTGAAGGACTTCACCAGCATGAGATAGCCGGATTCTGTAATGAGGGTGACGCTCTCCGGTGTGCCGCCCTGCGGACGCTGAATACCAAGCGTCCGAATTTCGGACGGCTGGTTCAAAACAAAGAAATCTTCACCCTCGATAAAGTGTTCGCGGTTATCGTTGAACCGCTTTCGGGCGGTTCCGTCCGGTCTGCCATGCACGGCGTCAATGTCCTTGAAGGTGACAACGCGCACGTCCTTATGCTCTTTGACCGTGATCGCCACATCATTGATGGTCTGCAACTCATTCATTCTCAGGAACCTCCTTCCCGCAGGTCTCCAAGATGCACCGCTCCAACACCGGAAGGGGGACCCGGTACATCGCCGCCAGCGTGGGCCGGACCTTTTTCGCAGGTGCCCACTTGCCGGTCTCCCATTTGCTTACAACCGTCTGGCTCAGCATCAAGGCCGCAGCCACGCCCTCCTGCGTCAAAGAAACATTGCGCCGCAGGTCTCTCAACGTCATTTTCTCACTTCCTCTGCTCAAAATCTCATAATTACTGTGTTTTTGCTTGACAACCTCATAAAGTGACGATACAATAAAACTGCCAGAAATATTGAAAAACGCCGCTCTATGAGGGGCCAAGCTGTTGTGCTTTGCCTGAGCACAAATATATGATACCTCGTTAATAGTGAGAAGTCAACTCGAAATCTCGTTTTTAGTGAGATTTGGCATTATAAACATTTTATGAGGGTTTGAATTATGTTTTTTGACCAATATGAAATGCTTTGTCGAAAAGCAAAAAAATCGCCTAACGGTGTCGCAAAAGAAATCGGCTTTTCATCGGCATCCGTTACACAATGGAAAAATGGGGCCGCTCCGCGCGAGGATACACTGAATCTGATTTGCAAGTATTTTAACGTTGAACCCGGCTATATTCTTGGCTACACGCCGGATGCTCAAGTTGACATGACCAAATACAGGATCGAAAAACTCACAAAAAAGTGGGCTAAATGCAAAGACGAAGATGAACGGCAGGATCTTGCCGTGGAGATCGACGGCCTGCGGGAATCCCTTCATGACCTGACCTTTATCCAAACCATCGAGGCTGCGGCTGATGGTCAGGCCAAAAAAAATACCCGCCCCGCCAAAAGCGGGACGGGCAACGCCTACGCGCAGTCAATTTATGATTTTGTCGATTCCTGCGAGGCTGACCAGCTGGCCGACCTTGCGCAGTACGTTGAGTTTTTAAAAAGCCGTCAGGGGAAGCCCACTACCTAATTTCCGGTTTCCAGCGGTGCGCCGAACACCCCGCATTGAATAGCTTCCCACAGCTTTTTCATGCTTTCATCCGACAGTCCTTTGATCTGGTGTTTTAATTCATCACGGAGACCCGCGTCGGTATGAAGGTCCGCTCCTGTTGATTCCATTTCTACACATACAAGTCCTTTCTCCCCACCCATTCCGTTTTTCTTCCTTGCCCCCTAAAGCTGTGATGGAGAGCCGCCGCCCCAGCCACGAAAGCGGCGGCCCGTTAAGACCTGCTGCTTGGGGGTGCGGTAGGTCTGCTTTTATCGTACCATCAAAGCCTCAAGTTTGATAGTCTTAATACACACGATTTCGGTGTTGATACACACAATTCCGGTTGCTATTTCGTACATTTTGTCAATTTTCAACAAGGAGGTGCTCTTCGTATGCTGTCATTGATTGATCAGTGCCGCGCGGCAAAAGAGGAAAAACACATCACGAACAAGGAAATTGCGGACGGCAGCGGAGTTCCTCTCAACACGGTGAACAATATGTTCCGTGCCACCACCCATTCCCCTACGCTGGAAACTCTCGGCCCCATCTGCGCTTTTCTCGGTATTTCCATTGACCAGTTTTTGGGGATGGAACCAACAGAAGATTCTCCGCCCCCGGAAACCATAGAGGAAATCGTAAGCCGGGAACTGGATGTCTACCGTCAGGAGATCAACGGCCTGAACGCCCAGAACGAACTTCTCCGGGAATTTGTGGAACGTCAGTCCCACGGCATCCGCAACCGGGACCGTCTTTTGCGATGGATGTTGGTCCTGCTGATCTGCACCCTGGCTTACGCCGCATATCTGGATTTGCACTGTCTGGATTTCGGTTTCTTCCACGGCTGATACACACGGGAGGTGTGCGCATGAAATGCAAAAACTGTAAGCGCGTCATTGACGATGATTCTATCTTCTGCAAGTGGTGCGGCGAACGCCAGATCAGGGAGCGCAAAAAGAAGGACGAGATCAAAGTCCCCTCCCCCACGCAGCTTCCCTCCGGTATGTGGCGCATCCAGCTTCGTCAGGAAAAGCAGTCCATCACGGAAAAGACACCGGAGCTGTGCACGGCCAAGGCCATCGCCATCCGCGCCGGCTTCCTTGAGGTCAAAAAGCAATCCGTTGAAAAGGGGCTTACCCTGCGCACCGCCATTGACCGTTATATTGACCGGCGGCAAAACTCCCTTTCCCCGACTACTATACGGGCCTACCGCATTGTCCAGAAAAACCGCTTTCAGAGCGTGGCGGACCTGACCCTCCACAATGGGATCGACTGGCAGAAGGTCTGCGACAACGAGGCGCCCCTGTGCAAATACAAGACGCTGAAAAACGCTTGGCTGTTTGTCGGCTCCGTTCTGCGGGAAAGCGGTCTGGATGTGCCGAAGGTCAAGCTCCCCCAGCAGGAGATCCACGAACGGAAATGGCTGGACCCGGACCAGATTCTCACCTTCTGCGACGCCTGCCGCGGCAACCGCATTGAAACGGAATCCCTGCTGGCCCTCATGAGCCTGCGCCGCAGTGAGCTGCTGGCTCTCCGCTGGAAGGATGTCGATCTGCCCCACCACTGCTTTACCATCAACCAGGTCTTGGTTCCCAATGAGCATAACCAGTACGTCATTAAGAACTCCGCCAAAAGCAAAACCTCTGCCCGGACGGTCCCCATCCTGATTCCTCGCCTTGAGGAACTTCTTGTAAAGCCGGCGGACGCTGCCCCCGACGATCTGATCTCTCACACCGCCCCAAACTCGCTCATACGATCTATCAATCGTATCTGTGCAGATGCCGGATTGCCGGAGGTCGGCGTTCACGGCCTTCGCCACAGTTTTGCTTCCCTCGCCTACCACCTTGGCTATCGGGAGGAAGAATGTATGCGCATCGGCGGCTGGTCCGATTACACGGTCATGCACGATGTTTATACCCACCTCTACCAGAAGGACATCGAGGCCAAGCAGGACAAGATGTACCAGTTCTACGAAAACCGGGGAAAAGAAAAAAGCGCGGACCCGGACGAGACTTCCGCCCCATCCTGACCCGCGCAAAATTCGTGAGTAATTCCGTGAGTAAATTTCGAGATAAAGCCCCTTTGAAAAGCAATTTCTATTTACCCTATGGAAAATATTTTTACCATTCAAAAACGGCTGAACCCGTTGATATATAAAGATAATCCTGCAATCTCAACAATTGCAGGATTTCTTTCATCTGGCAGCGGGTGAAGGATTCGAAC